GCTGTAGTGTAACGTTTACAGTATTACCGCTAGCATATGCGCTACTATAGTAGCCGCCGTCCTCTACGCTTACAACTTTAACTTTACGCATTGTGTGCTCCTTAAAAACTAATTATAGCACATTTTAGCCAAAACGTCAACTAAACGCTTTGTATAACCCTATAGCGCATATGGATATTGACACAACGTTAGTTAGTGTCTGCGGCCAGTTGCGTACACGTAAACTCCATATCATGTACAGCGTTCCCCCACAAAACCCAGCCAATATGCTGTAGCTGTTGTGCTGTGGGAAGAACGACATTATAGTGTACATGCAGAGAAAGCAGGCCGTTCCGGCCCACTGCACTATGTTGTTAAACATCTGCGCACTCTGCTACTACAGCGTTAACATGCGCACTGTCTAAGCGCATAAGTCCTGCAATAAACACAGCTCCCACGTCACAGCTAACATATACATTGCTTTGCATACCCTGTTCGCTGTAGCTTACGTCGTTAGCTTCCGCTTCCGTAAAGCCAATAGTTTGCAAGTATGTACGCAACTCCTGCATAAACAATTTGTCTGTGTATATAAGTCCGTTAGTATTAACGTCCCAATCGTTTGTGTTAAAGTACACACACAGCTCTCCAAAATCTCTCTCTGCTGTACAGTACTGCAAGTCCAATTTTGTAATTGCTACTGCTGTAGCAGTGTTACTCCAATAGCCGCATCCGTTTGTGTGTAGTGTAGTAAATGTTTGCATAGTTTTCGCTCCTAGTGCTTGTTAAAAATTAATTATAGCATATACTGCGCACACTGTCAATAACCCTGTGCGCAGTAGTGTTGTTTTTAGTCCACAAACTCTACTGTGTTTGTGCGTATTGCTTTGTAAACATTTGGCATTACATTTGCAAGCTCGTTTTGCAAATTATTTGCAAGTAAGTCCCCGCTAACATAAGCGCATTTTGCTTGTGTAGGGAAGTTGTATTTTACAACTTCTGTATTACCTATTTTTTTAATTGTTTTGTGTGTGTTAAATGCGACAACTAGTTTATAAGATTGCAATTTTTTGTTATAAACTAATTTTGCTTTTGCTATGCATTGTGTTAACATATACGCTCCTGTGTGTTTGTGTATGTGTTAATTATAGCGTATTTTGGGCAAACTGTCAAGTCCCTACAAGCAGTAGGGTCTTTATCAAGAAGTTCCGGGAGGGTTTTGGGAAGTCTCACCCGGGTCGACTAGCAGGTTTCGTAGGGACTCTTGTTAATCGCTAACCTATGGCTAGCCCTACAGGAACGCACTTGTCCCTCAGCGATGTTAGATTGGCCTTACATCAGCTTTCGCATGAATGCCTTAAATGGCGTCCCTATAGGAGTTTCACCTACTCACTGCCCTGAGTTGCGAACTCAGCGTGGATTCCCGGGACATAAACGTCAGTTAGAAAAAGACTAAAGGAAGTCCGGACTAGCCGCTAGCACCGTCTGCTAGATCGTCTGCCTTCATCATTACTGCCTACATGATCCGCCGCATCTCCAACACGTCTTAGGTGCTTGTTTCATGCCCCAGTCTCAAGCGTATCCGTCGATACTGTCCTCTACCTGGGCGCCTAACGGTGTAGGTAACCTTTAACTCTTTTCTAACTGTTCATGTGCTTATTATAGCACATGAACTAGTCCTTGTCAACAACCCTATCCTTTGTGTGGAATTGGTCCCTTGTTCTGCAAGCAAACCTCGAAACCCTTCCAGTGCCACTTCCTACATATAGTACATTCCATCTTTGCTTCCTTTGTTGCTAAGTGTTAATTATACTCTCAGGCCAACTCTTTGTCAACCACTGTAAGCATATTAGCCGGAACTCTCCACAGGCCCATGCCTGTATTCACTGTGACATACTTGATAGCCACTTTGGTTACAAAGCCTCTGGTCACTCGCCCTGTCTTCGAACTAGTGAACTCAACATTGTCGCCTGTGCGGATTGAGTACTTGATGCGCTTGGCCAATTGCTCTTTGTTCCACTTGACTGCATCAATCATAGAACTCAACTCAGTGTTGGTCCACTCTTGTAGCATGATAGCCCGGTTAACTTCTTGAATCGTTAGCATGTTCGCTCCTGTGTGTGTTTAAGTGTTTATTATATGCTCAAACTGTTTCAACGTCAACCGGTGCAAGCAAACGACCCATGTCTCGCATGAAGCGTCGGATGGCAATCTTTTGTATAGTCGGCAACTCGTCCAGTGTGGCCAAGTCCGTCATCTCAGTGGCCGCTTGCAACAGATCCCCGCCCGTGTTCTGACGAGCATAGGCCTGCACAATGTCAATGGCTTCTTGTATGTCCATCTGATAGATGTTGCCGTTACGCAGGGTGGTAATTGTACGCATAGTTTCGCTCCTGTGTGTGTTTAAGTGTTTATTATACTGCCTTTTGGGCACCCAGTCAACCTACATGCTCCAGTAGGATTCGGATGCTGGTGAGCAGAAGTAGGGCGTATCGTACCGCTCCAGGAACTCTGCACCACCCATCAAGTTGGTCTTCTTTACATAGGTTTCATGTATAGCAAACCTATAGCCTAGGCGTGGTGGGTAAGCATCATAGAGCTCATTGCTCTCACGCAACATGGCCTCACGATCTGGGCGATCATAGTCGTACTTGCCAATCAGTCGTTCGCCCTCTTTCTTGCGGCGATCCTTCTTGTATATCTCTAGTGTAAACATCATAAGTTTCGCTCCTTTTGTGTCTGTATGTTAGTATTATAAGGCCTTAAGCCTGTTCTGTCAAGCGGATTACGAAGCCTGAATAGTCCTTCTTAGCACGACCCTTGGCCTTGAGCCCTAGCATAGTGCCTTTTGGGTCTAGGAAGCGCAGATCAGTTTCGTCTGCACTCGGAACACCCTCTGGGATCTTGTCGTAGACAGCCACTACACTCATGCCCTGCATTAATGCTTCTGCGACATCAGCGTCATTGCCGTCTGCCTTAGAGAATGTAAGGTGATAGTTCTGCAGGTGCGCAACCTTACGTCCCAAGACCTTAGTGTAGTCATAGAACTGTACAGTAGGGAACATTTCAAAGATGTTGAACCCTTCGATGACATCGTACTTCTCCCAGCTCAAATCGCTCGTACCGTTTAAGCGGAACACAGGAGTCAAGCCCTTGCGCTCTGCGAAACGTATAGCCTTCTTGATGTCGTTGGCTAGATCTACCATAAACTCTGCACGATTGTTGAAGAAGTACTGGGTCTTGCGGATACGTGCCTTTTGGATCATGTTAGTGTTTTCACCGCGCTTGAACATGCCACCACGTCCTGCGGTGTTAAGGCATGCACTAGTACAGCCTGCGGTGCGCTTGGGGCATGTTTCTTTGCCTGACAAGTCAGCAGGTGCAAGGTGCAGGATGAAGCTCAAATAGCCCATCTTGGTGCCCTTTTGGATCTTAGGGTTTGCAGTACTTAATAGCTTGAACATAGTTTCGCTCCTTTGTTTAACTTAGCCTTAATTATAGCAGGATTCAATACACCAGTCAACCCCAGGGTTATCTGTACTGATCATTCAGTTCGGGTTGGATCTGCTTGACCAGCTCACGCTCGTATGCATAAGCTTCAGCCCGCCCGCGTATGACATCTAAGACAGTGTGGGTCCATCCGTCCCAATGGCCCTTCTTAATATAGCGATACAGCTCCCAGTCCCTGTCTTCGTGTCGGGCGCGACTGATATGCTTACGCCAGCGTTCTTTTACAGCCTTAGAGACTGTAGTAGACCCCTTGCGGGTGAGTCCAATATAGGCTAGCCCATTGTGGAATGCACAATAGATAACGAAATTAGAGTCTTTGCGAGCAGTTCTTTTTGTCTTCATATGAGTATTATAGCAGACCCCGCCCAGCGTGTCAACTGTGGCTAGAAGAACACACACAAAAAGAAAGGAGTTGACGCCCCGCCCAAAATCAGCTATAATTATAACATAATAAGAAAACGGGTAGACCGAATAGGTTCGAACAGCTATACTGGGGGTGGACGTGGAGGGTGGGCGGCATTTCTTAAGTTAGTTAGCGCCAACCAACTGTGGCATAAACGCAACAACCTGGTTGACACTAGGGTTAATAGGTTTTGATTTGACTTTTGGATCGCTAGTATAAAAGCCAAAATAAAACCTGCTGATTAAAGCAGGTTTTGGCAGGACTCTTCCGGCCCTTAAACTTCTATTAATTACTCATCATCCTCGGGAAACGTTACTCGAAAGTGTGTAGTGGGCATGAGTTCTAATATATAGTCACAGGCTTCATCCTGATCAGTAAACACACCAAAGTCACAACAACGATCTGAGTGCTTGAATACACGTATATGACTATCTTCAGTTACTGTTATGTGTACAGCATGTGTAGCGAACTGTATAAAACTCTTACTAGCTTGCATAGTGGTCTCCCATCACCTATATAATACTTATCGGTTCGATCCTATATACTAGTGGTTAGACTAGTTAAGGACCGTACAGTTGAGTAGAGCTAGAGTGTATAGTATATGATACATTGTGATCTAGAATAGGATTAGGTGTGACTAAGTGTGATCTAGATCATGGCCCCTAGCGTACAGACCAATCTAAGCAAGGTGTCAACCTAAAAAAGTGAAGAAAAGTGTGAAAAAGTGCAATAAAGTGTGGCAGAAATGTGATAAAGAGCCACTATCTTGGTTGACACTCTGGCTCTACGGTAGTAACCATTTGAGAGGCTCGAGGTCTAGACAGGCATAGTTTAAATGGTTACTCAAACTCTGCCAAATCTCCCACAATGCCCACTCTCTACAGCGGGGCCTATCCTATATGCATAGTGTGTATACGTGACCCCACAGCGGGGCCTAGCGTAGTTTGAGCGTGTCAGTGCGTGTAACCATTCTTGTTGCACTGTAGTCCGATAGACTCTATACTATGTGTTATACAGTAGTTCCGGCATAGCACGAAGTGCGTTCATAGCTAGTAAGGTTCCTATACAGGACAAACCAATGCAGTCTATACACATGCACTTATATGTACAGCGGGGCCTATGTAACAGCTAGTAGCGAGTAAATACTAGCATGCGAGTACAACTCATAGTCCAAGGTGACAGCAGTCTAGTAGACGAGATCATAAGTCGTTGTCGTCAGTTTGATATCTGCACCTATCGAATAGGGCAATTTGACTCTTCAGTTAGTTCGTGTCCATGGAGTATAGAGTGTGATGCTAACAGTCGCATAGACTTTATCTTACTAGAGTACTCGGACTCACTACAGGTCTTAGTGTTATAACAGTAGAAAACCCACAGCCAGTACGATAGCTGAAGCCAGCATCCATCTATCCAAGGTCATTGATCTAAAGGTCAACTGAACAGCTATAACTGCCAGTACGGTTATAGTCATCACACCCATGCATTCTAACACTGCTAGTATAGTCATCACTTAGTATCCTTGGGCTTTTTATGCTTGATCTGTTTAAGCTGTAGGCGACGCACGGGTTGTTGATGTTCTACGTATCTATAGTACTTAGGTGGAGTTTCAACAACGGGTAGCGGAGTTGTGTCTACTTCATGAGTGATTGGTTCGTACAAGTTCATATCCAATCTGGGTTTACGGCTTTCAGGTAGAGCGGGCATATATGTTACCATGCGAGCACACAACACCAAAGTTAATATAGCCAACCCCGTCAGCATGAGTTTTTGAGCTCTGCTGGCTTCCCAATACCACCAGTACTTTACGGAGTTTAAAGGATCCATTGGGTTGCTCTGATACATACTAGTGTTGGCTTCCTGAACCCGGATCAGCAAAACCTTGGAATCCACCCAGTGTCGCAATACCGGTTTCTGTCCATTCGATTGAACCTACCCAGTTAGTGCAGTTGGCCATGCCCAGACGATTAAGCTCTGCGGCATATGATTCAGCTAGCTGTTGTGCATATTGGCTGTCTGTAATGGGAGTTGAGTCGTTCAAATCAACCTTCTTTTGACGTAGATTTGTTTCTGATGTTGCTATGATTGCGTAACCTTGTGGCATATCTATTCCTTTGTTGTGTGAGTATTTACACTAAAACGGGTTGCGATTGTAGGTTTTAGCTATGTCGCGTTGTTCGCACAGATAGTCCCGATCCCTGAACACATAGTTGACCACGTTGCAGTCACTGCCTGTGACACCGCTGGCAGCGTGTTCGGGTATGCTCTTACCTGTGGTCACAAGGGTGGCTGTTGATGCGCCCGTATATACTATAGCACAGCCCGATAAATTGGCCAGTATTATGGCGACGACGAGTTTCATGTACATACAGGTATTATACACGATTAGACCCCCAGAGTCAAGTCTGAACTGGGTTCGGGCTTGCGAATGGCGTGATTTGAGTCGGGTCTACACTCTAGCTAAAAATTTTTGCCGCTACCGCTTCGCGGATTAAGAATTAACGTGGGGCGTGAAACGGGTTAGAAATGCCGCCAATCTACAAGAATACTTCTGTCCTGTAGCCTTGTGTTGATATTCAATCCAAGGGTCGTTTTCACTGTCGGGAAACCAGGTCTTTAGATTGGTGTATACATCACCGTTGCCGCCACGATATTCTCGGGCCAAGGTGTCAATCAGTTGTTGTTCTTCTGTCATAGGTATTGATTTGGGTTTGATTGTTCTAGTTCGTCCAGCTTTTCCCAAACGAACTTTAGCAAGGCCTTGCCCGTTTCAGTATCCGAGCTCATTAGCAAGGTAATACGGCTCAAGAGTACACCTGCGATATTGTGGGGTTCAAAGTCCGGGTATTGGCTGATCACTTGATCTATAGCTTCAACTAATTGCTCTAAACGAGCGTCTTTTTCTTCTTCTGTCATGCATATAATTATACACGAAATATCACCTGGGGTCAAGAATGTGAATAAATATTTCTACTTATGTGGTACACTATTCAATCTAAAACTTATGACCCTGCCCAGCTTCAAGCTTCTGTTGAACTACTGTTAGAACGCTTGGGCACCCGATGGATAGATGTGCAAACAGAACGTGTGCCCCGGGTCTACAGAGACTCTTATAATTTATCGGGAATCAATTTAACTCACCCTCGGGCAGTTGATCCCGAAAAACGAGTATGGGGACTCAATGCCAGTATGGATTGGATATACCTGCACAGGGGCTATGCCGAGCATCATTATACTGAGTTTCTAGAAGAAGCCGAGGGTACTTATCTCAAGAGTGTGGCACAGGATCTCGTGGCACAAAGCCCCCGGGGCCTGGGTCGGGTACAGTTAAGCTGGCTACCCGCGGGGGTAGAAACCTTTTGGGGTCGTTCGGACGTCACGGGACGTGTGCGAGTCCACATACCCATATATGCCCCACCACGGAGTCGTATGTTTGGGCCTGATCGATCCTTGGCTTATTGGCCAGCCGACGGCAGTGTGTACCAATTCAGCACTAGGGTAGATCACAAGATGGTCAATGACGACACAGAGCCACAACTACACCTAATAGCATACCTAGCGGATTAACATGAAGCACTCATACCCTGTAACTCTAGCCAACATTAGCCAGCTGAGCCTGTGGTTGGCCGATCAAGTAGAACCCCCACAAGCACGTAGAGGGTATGTGGGACGTATACCTCCTCACAGCCAACGAGCTATATTGGAACGTCTAGGCACAGATTGGGCAGTGACCCGTAACTATAATGTACTTCAAGCCTGGTTCCCTAGCAAGGACCCCATAGAGATACATTCAGATCGTAGTCCGTTTAGTGGTGATGTACATCGTAGCTTGATCATACCCATTAAGAACTGTGAGCATCTAACGTGGTCGTGGTATAGGTGTACTGATGAATCTAAGACGTTCCAACAGGATGCTCAAGGCCAGTACAATACTGTGCCCATGCTACCCGTTGATGCCGCTGAAGTTGTAGAAAGTAGACTGTGTGATCAGCCCTTTGTAGCTGATATCAATACATGGCATAGCCTATGTAATGCCAGCTCTGAGCCAGCACAATTGATCAGCATACGCATACTGCCCTGGGCCTGTGTACCCTGGGATCAGGCCCCTAGCCTACCGCCTGTTAGTTCAGTAACATTCTAATCAGGCCGACTGAGTCGATGCTGACCAAAAGTATGTAATTAGCCAACATGCCAAAGGAACGCCGACTAAAAGAACACCAAGCATATATAGCACATCCACAAATCCATATGGGATAGAGAACAAGTAATGGGGGGTTTGGTACGGTGGTTGCCATAGTGATAGCACAACCAATAGATATAGCCCAAGCAAGGACCTCAAGACAAAAACGTATTCTATCACTCTTGTAATCATCGTGTATCCAATCTATAGTGGGCTGTGCTAGTTGTTTAATATTCATACTATAATTAGTCCTGCTAACATCAAGTCAACAAAAAAGGCTGTTACCAGCCTTGATTGTTTGGGCAAGCTCTAATTAAAGAGTGATACCCATTGCTTTGGCCTTGTAGCCCAGTGCGATGATTTCGCGGCTGGCATTGCCCATTTCGTATTCAGTGACTGTAACACCGTTACCAGCAACACGGCTCTTGCTGTAGACAGCATAGCCTGATTGACGAATACGTGAAGCTTCGGCAGCAATGTTCTTGATACCAAAACGCTTTTCAGCTTGGGCACCAGTTACCTTTTCGCCATTGTACAGGGCATTGAACAACTTGTAGGTCTTAGTTTCTTTTGAAATGAATTTCATTTTGTGTTTCCTTTAGATTATGCTGTAATTAAACAGCTATATCTAGTATAGCAAAATGCCCTGACAAACTCAAGCTGTTTGGCTGTCTTGCTTGAGATCAGGATGCCAAACGGTCTTGCCGCATTGTTTAGCCGCTAGGATAGCCACTTGATAAACACTGCCAGCTTGAGCCAAAAACTGCCCTGTGGACTTGTTGTAGGCATAGACTTGATCGCCTACGTTTTCCAAAGTCAATTCTACAGCATCATCGGGCAGGGTATTGTCAGCTTCGACTTCATCATTCAGCTCTTTTAGTTTGGTAATCAGTTTAATCATGTCGTCTGGGCGACTGATCAAGTTTTGCATGATCTGGTAGGCCTTCCAGTGCCCGCCAATCCAAAAAGCCACAACGGCAACTGCAAGGTAAGAAATATATTCCATTTGAGTTCTCTCTAGGTAAGTTATTTAATCAATCTTTCAACACTTCAAGCATGGCAATTTTGGCAATCTTCTGACCAAAGTCTTCATTTTTGCCAATAATGTAGATATCGTGGAAGTGTCGATCTTTCATGCGGTCGTATCGGCTAAACTCTACTACCTTGCCACCAATGGCATTGTACACTTTGAACTGTAGCGTAGGATCACTACCAACATCACGTGTACTAACCGTATTCATGCCGTGGCTCACTTTAGAATTTGAATAGATCTGTTCGGGTTCGTCTTGGGCACTCATTACCCAGTTACGTAATTTTAATTTTAACCAATTCATTCTTGTTCCTTTCGGGGTGTGGTACAACTGTCACTCCAAGTTTCTTGTGCTTGACGTTTGTATTCTTCAAGCTCGTGATCTTTTTTCATTTCTTCTTCCAACCACAGCATTTTTTGATGCTGATACATTTCTTCTGTGAGTCCGTGCCAGCCAATACATTTGCCTGTTGGACTGCGGCCACAACCACATTTACCAAATTCTTCTGCGTTTTCTTTTACTCTAACTTGCATTTTTCTTTCCTTTATTTGAATTCAAAACCCATTTTCTTAAAAAAATCACCTATCAAAGTCTTTGCGGGACTGATATGAAATCGTTCAACTAACCTTTGAACAAATGTAAGATGATCGCCACTCTTATAAGCACCTTGTTTAATGCCATCGGAATGCCATTCATTATATCCACCTAAATCGGCCTTGCCAGTAATAGGATTGTAACTTCCAAAATGGAGAATGTTTGCAGTAGGCATTCTAGGTTTAGTGATCGCCCCGGCACCATTTATCGTATCCGGTATTCCCAAAGCCATACCAAACAAAGGCACGCAATAGTGCGGCATACCATACTGCTCTTGAAAATGTCTAGGATTAATTTGTCTAATAGCCCCACAATACATAGTACCATATCCGTAGCTTTCAGCAATCATACAGAAACTCTGTGCCACAATAGCCGTATCAATAACTGATTTAAGATTAATTTCAGCAGAGGACAAAAAATCAATGCAATTGGTATCATGCAGTTCGTTGTCTAGAGCTTCTGTCAGCAACACTTCAGTTCTGTGCAAATCAGCTATCCAAATTAAAAATACTGGACATTCATAGTAAACTCGTAGATTGTGGCTATCAACACCGCCTATAATACCTCTATTCCAATCGTGTGCAAACAGCTTGTCTTTTTCTTCCTTGGTCGTCAATGCCAATACACTATAGGTCTGTAGCATACCACTGGTTGGGCTACACTGAGATCCAGCTACCATTAGTTCTATGGTTGCATTATCAATCGGATCAGGTTTGAAATGTCTACAAGTTTTTCTAGTCAGCTGACGAGAGATCAATCCATTGTAGGTCATTCTTTCGTCAATAGGAGGCACTTGGCTATGTGCCCCAAACTTTTGTTGATATTTTTCGTTAGTTATTAACGTTTCTAATGAGTCTGTATGCATAACAGTATTTAACGCTCTATGCAGAGACCAATTCTTTTACATGTTTGCAAGCACCACGGAATGTGTATCCAGGGCAGGTACAAGTTTGAGATTCTGTGTCAACTGTATATGTTTCACCTTTACTACCCTTGACTTCGATAGTACCTGCGGGTTGTTGAGTCTGTGTAAACAAACTGTCATCTGTCTTTTCAAAAGTTCTACCGCGCCGGTCAAAACCTTTGATTGGCTGTTTAAAGTAAAAAGGAACAGTTTCGCCTCGTTTGATATAGGCAACTAGATTGTTGCTGTCCAAAAGATATGTGTGGGCGGGAAATAATCCACCTGTGGTTTCAATGACTGCCTGCATAATACGCTTTCCAAACTAGTTGAACATAACATATTATACACTAATAACAGTATCCTTGTCAACTTGATTACCCCATTTTAGCACCCAAAATGAATAATCTACTCCCTTGAGCCAGGCTTGTACAGCATATTCGGTATGATATTGATGTGGACTAGTTTGTCTATGCCACACGGGTGTTTCTACACTACGTTCCATCACCCATTTGCCCATTTCACTAGATTGCCATTCCCAAAGTGGCTGCGCGGCATAAAGGTCCGGATCTTCAACATCACCCATTTTGAATCTATATACTATAACACTATGCACTTCGTGTACTCGATCTTCTATCAACATAAATTTGTTTAGCTTAACTCTTTTTGTTTGACCCATATATCCTTTATTATAATAATGGTCTTTGAGCCAACGGGTAGAGGTAAAGTCTCCGTTAGGTAGTGGTACTACAGTATCTTTCACATGGCACTTTCGAATACAATAGGATCGGCTACGGTTGTTGCCTTTGGTGGCAATGGACTAGCAGTGATCAACTCATTGGCAATCTCACTTCGAGTTTTAATAGTCTGTTGTCCCAGTACAACTATGGCATAGTATCTATGCTCCTTCTCTACTAGCATTATTACACAACGACCTGCTGGATTGGTAAATCCGGTCTTGCTGATCAGGATGTTATCAAATTTAAAGATACTGGGATTAGTATTATGCAATCGAATGTGTATAAACTTCTTACCTTTTGGTATTAGGATCTCTGCCGTTTTATCATCTGCGTAATTTCGAATAGCTTCATTATTTCTTATAGAACCAAGAAAACTGACCAGCTCTGCGGCTGTGCTGACATTGTTTTGAGATAGTCCTGTAGGTTCTTCTATTGAAGTTTGTATGAGACCACGCCCCCGTATATAAGCATTAGCATCTCGGATGAACACATCAAACCCTCCGGGATATGTGTTGGCCAGTGTTTCAGCCGCACGATTATCACTAGATATCAGCATGGCCTTCATTAGATCGTTCCTAGGAACCAGCATGCCATTAGGGAAGCGACCATTGCTCTTGCCTTTAACTCGTACCTTTTCAGTGAGATCAGCACCACTTCTCAATACAGTAATAGCTGTAAACAGTTTGGTAATACTGGCAATAGGTCTTACTTCGGTTGCATTATACGATACTTGATACTCAAGATTATCATAATCGTATAGCGCATAACTACCTTGCTGAGCGTGTGCTGACGTACAAAATAATAATAGTAATAGTATTTTTTTCATTATGTCCTTAATTCAAACCAAATCCAATCTCGTTCATCTCTGAAATAGATTTTGTTATTGTTATGCCACCAGCGGGTGCCTGCTGGCCCAAATGTTTCTACCATCCATGCTAGTATGTATGTAGGAACCTTGTCCACATGCACACAATGGTATTCATGTGTCATACAGTTCCCCAGCGTAGTCGAAACCAATTGGAATCTTTGGCGCACTCAAATAAAAAGTCACGGCCATTGCGTTCGTAGGTTTTTTTACAGTTCTCCTCTAGCCAATAGGAGATATCGATAGCATGATGATTATCTATCAATCGAGGCAACATAACACGGGTCCATCCTATGCCTTGTAACATTCCCCAAAGCACTTCTCTGTCAATCTCATCTGACATTTCTTTAGCCTTGGCTTCTATCATTTCTTTTTCTAATATATAAGTTTGACTTTCTACCCATTTACCCATATTGGCCATTACCTCCGGACTGTAATTCATTTACGTGCCAACTCCAAAAGCATCACGTACTTTTGATAGGCTTTGTCTACTGCGGGATTTGATTCACGTACTATGCGGTCTCTGCGTTCGTGATCCCAGCACTTCTTGCCATACTCAGCATCGGCACTGAGATGTTGTATGTGTTCCTGTTCTGCCACAAGCCTTGCCAAGTTGTCCGAAGTCAAATGTATGGCTTTCATGGGAGTAATCTTGGTTTCCATTCGCCAATCGTCACTGGAGCAAACATCACGATAGTAAGGTGCTGGTCTCACATATTGATTGTACTCGCGACTGTCTTCCACACGGCATTCGAACTTGGAAATAAAATACTCCAAGTCTCCAGCGTTGTCTCTATGTTTGAGGTTAGGGTGTCTCATGATGCCCACCTAATTAAGAACATGGTGATTTGCTTTTCACTTTTAAACTTCCAAACATTAAAGCTCATACGTGTACCACAACGACATTCATCAGTCCATGCTTGTACAGGATCCATATCTGTTTCATTAAGCCCACGTTCAAATCCACGTGGACCTACTTGATCTGTATAGGCTTGCAGTTTAAGTCCGGGCAAACGTTGCCATTTAATTGTAGGTGTGTATTTTTCTCGCATACTTGCATACCATCCTTGCATTATGCTATTAACATAACTCTTGCCCATTTGTCTTCCTACTAGACTAGTCATCTTGTTTCTCTTTTGGAAACTCATCACTCCATCGTAAGATAAACCAATCACGCTGGGCTTCATTTTTAAATGACCAGAAGCCAGGGCCCATGCACATGCCACAATGATTTTCTTTGGCCCAGTTATCCATCTCAGCAACTACCTCATCTGATATACTAGGCTGGAATTTAATTCCAGGTAACTTCCACATGCCAACTCGTACCTGTTCCATTATACTACTCCATACTTCTTTTTAACTAACCCTGTAATCATTGCAGGTGGAACCTGCATCATTGCAAACTGCTCTATTGCTCCGGTACAATCATTAATCAATAACTCAGCGAATCGTTGTATTGCTTCATTCGGATCTGTTAGTTTTCCATCTTTAGTGGTAACAATGATAGGCATACCAACGCTGTTAGTAGCAATATCTAATCCAGCTTCTACAGAAAGTTTTTTAATTTGTTCGTTCATATCAATATTCCGGTGCTGAGTAATCTTTGTGCTTTTTATACATAGCAAATCCATCTGCTCCGTACATTGGGCAAACTAGAATGTATTCATTCAGATCATCTGCTCCCTTATCTCCTGCAACACCGCAGATGAATGGTCGCTCAACCCCGTACAATCGTTTGAGTTCTTCTTTGAGACTATTATTCTCGTCTATAATACGTTGTATATCGTTCATTTTAAATACTCCGAATATTTGAGTAGAAACATAGTATACTTTCTTTCGTTGTAGAAATCAAGACGGATTGAATGATCGCCATATCCGCCGTCTGGTTTGATAACCCATTCATTATGTTCACGCACGGTAAACCCTAACTCTTGTTTCATTTTATGTTTGAGCATAAACACTGACTTTGAATGATGGGAGTGTAAGTCAACACGGATCCGTTGCCATTGGCTAACTGTTAGTTTTAAAGTACTCATCGAAGTCGTGCTCTTCCCAACTGTTAGTAGTGTGATTCCAATGACGGTTATCGTAAATTCGAAAACTAACACCGTAGCCTAACAAGCCAATGCCAATCTCTATGCCTGCATGATCTGTTCTATGTGTCCATTTGGCGTCAATATCTATCAATAACGGACTGTAATAACTGTGTTCCAGTTCCCAAGCCTTGTGTTCACTGATCCGGCCAAATAGGGATCCAAGATTACGAAAGTGATCCCAACGATCAAATGGATTAGTTAATTCAAACCGTAGATTTAGTATGTTCATGGCGCCAATTCTCTGAGTTCAGCATCTAAATCATTTTCAACAAACTTACTGAGTATTTCAAAGTTAGCTTCTGCACGTAGCACAGCCTTGTATGCTTTTTCAAGGGCAGGATTGAGTTCAATTAAGACAGCACGATTTCGTTCCAGGGTGCGTTGTGTACGTGCCCATGTTAACAAATCCTGTGTGTCTTGATCTAAACTTACAGTAGCATAGCTACTGGCCAATTGTACCCACATGCTTCCATCAAACACTTGAAAGTCATTGCCCCAAAGTCTAATCATACCCTGTATGGGGTTGCTACTGTTGTTGTTAATATAGGGTGTACTAACATCTCCGCCGGAGACTGTAACACCTTTATTACCCATAATACCTTTAATCATTCTTTGACTCCGAACTGTTCCTCGATGTTCTCTTTCATCTTCTGACATTGTGCCATAGCACCGGCAAATACTAGTTGTTCTGCTGGAGTTAGCCCTTCTTTGTTCTTTTCTCGTTCGTTGAACGACCATGCCTGGTTACACAGGTCGTAAAAGTCTTTGACTAGTAGTTCAACCAGCCGTTGAGCACGACCAGCCATTTCAGGAGCAGGGTAGTCGGCCTGGTCCATCAATTCTTTAATTCTTTCGTTCATGTTCGTAATCCTTTGATCTCGTGATATCCTACCCTAATGTAATATAGCCATTCAGACCCAACCTTCATAGGTAAGTCTAAATGTATGCTCACCATAGGTCCTTCTGTTTCATTACGCATGTTGTCAGTGTAGGCTGTACCTACATAAGGGATGCCTTTGTATGTGCCTTCGACTCTATCACCAAACTTGTATTGGGGTTTGGGTCTGTTGGCTGTAAAGTATTCATCTAAGTTCATTCTTCAACTCCGAAATGTTCTCTAATATCTCGTCCTGCCCATTTTGAATTGTATTCAACCAATTCAGCACATTCTCTCACAATCAACTCAGCGAACTTTTCCAAGTTCATGAGATCCAGCACCGGCGGTTTGTAATCGCCACCTCTGAGTGATTCGCAATAGGCTCCAGCTTGCTCGGCAAGTTCATAAATTCGTTCGTTCATTTTATCTCATCCTCTGTAGTTACAAAGTGACTGATAATCAAATCCAGTGCCGCAATAGTTTGAATGTTGAGACCTACATCTCCTGGATGCATCCAAACACCATCTGGATTGCCTTCACTTTTTGGATTCTTCTTCCACTGTTTAAGTTCTTTCTTAAGATACGCACGATAATCTTTTAGGTTAAGACTGGTGATACGATCAGCAGTCTCCCCGTCAATCCATTGGTAAGGCTTATGTTTTGCTTTGCTCATTATGATCTCTCGTTAATTCTGCTACAAATAAAAACTTTTCGTATGCCTTACGTACAGTTGGGTTAGACAACAGCTTGTCGGCTTCCAACATCATGGCTTTAACTCCAGCTTCAGCACAGTCGTGTACACTGAGCCCATGCAGTGTACAAAGCTCATCACCAAACTCTTTTGCCAACTTTTCCCAGGCCTTCTTCTGCCCTACGGTGATAGGAGTTTGCTTAGGGCGCAGTTCACTAGCCTTGCTGATAGCCCGGCAGATAGCATCTTCTGCTACACGCCCAGCGGCAATCATTGCGGCATAGTTGGGGTCGATGTTATACCTGCGACTAGTACCACCAGGGTAGCTCATAACCAAATGAGTACCTTTGGTAAAGCCGTCCATGAAGTCGTTGTCATACTCAGCAACAGGCACATATTTGCATCCAATCTTTTCGTAATAGATCTTTTTCATCCTACACTTCCTTCCACACGCTTGCCTTCTTTGAGTGTACGCATCAATTGGCGATTGCGTTCCTTTTGTTCAGCGGCTTCACGTTTCTTTTCATCGCTTAACTTTAACATCATGTCGTATTCACGGGCCCAGCGCACACCGGCTAGCCAATCTTCAAGTCGTTCTAAACTACCAACAAACAGTTCAGCATCGCGTGAATAAATTGGCAGAGATTCGTGATCTTTTGGCACAAGGCTTAGAGCACCGTGATCTTCCGACCAATCACTGTGCTTGCTCTTGCTGAACTTAAAGCCCAGTTGATCAATTTTTTCTTCGATATTGCGAATTCTTTGAATTGTATTCCAACCAGCCATATCAATCCTTATCTACAGGTATACAGTACGTGGCCCACAGGCCCTTTTGAACCCACATGTCTCCGCCTTTGTCTGGCACCATAACAATACCATTAAGGCACATAGCCTGTGGGGGCTTGTATATTATAATGCTGTACACACAAATTGTCAACCATACAGCCATGATAGCCATCAAACCTCTAAATCGCCATTCTGTCATGATCTACTCCATCAATATAAAAATAAATGTTACCAACAATGCCCAAAAGATGTTACCAGTTAACACCAAAACTACAGGAACTAACCAATGCATTATTCACTCCAAGTTAAAACAAACCAATTCAATTCTTTTTCAGTTTGAAAGTACAACCGTTTAGCACCATTCCCTGTATGCCAAGCCCAGCGACCTACAGGGTAGTAGTGACCACTCCACTCGATAGCTTCTTCACGTTCCATGCCAGGTCCCCAAGTAGCCCAACACCAATTGCGCCATTCGAAATACTGTAACTTATCTGCAAGCTGACTGGACCAAACAGGCATAATATAATGACTGAATAGATTGTGGGCTTTGTGTCGCCGATCTAGTCGAACCACAGTAAACTTTTTCATGTGCAGAGCGTGGTTCGAGTTATAGTGTATTCGGGAATTTCAATCTCATTAGCCACCCACATCCAAAATGCTGTGGCCATTAAGAATCCAATAAAGAATTGCCTGTACTGTTTAAATTTGTTTAGCATTAGTCTCTTTCAATTCTGTCGGATCTGCAAATCTTGCAGGTAGCGAGTCGTATCGCCACAAGGTTACGGGTTTCCAATATCTGTGAAAGATATTGTTAATGGCTACAATCGTAGCTACTATTACTACAAGGGCCAACCCTGTTAATATACTTCCAGCCAGAACACCAGCCGCATTCGTCACATCCATATTACTTCCTTAGATCGTTGCATGTCCTAATTGTACAGCCATTGGCAAACAAAGTCAACACAGTTTGGTATTCAACTTCAATCTAGCCAAAACTAGTTGACCACTAAAATGATTCTATATATAATAACTGCATGATCGGAAGTAAATAGGTGAAAACGATCTAACCCAGCCGAAATAAAAGTAGGCGCAAAGGAAACAAAATGGCAACAATGTCTCTCGTGGCCAAGCAGGCCCGCAATCGTAAGTCGCAACCTTACAATAAAAAACAAGCTATTATACAGTTTGTTAAATCTTTCAAACATGAATTTGATATGGAAGATGACAGCATCGATCTTAGAGAGATGTCTAAAAACTTCAATGACGGTCCTATTCCTTGTGAAGAAATACACAAGGCAATTGTAACCGTACTAGGTCCAACATTCCACAACATTACATTTGGACACGATCCAAGCGGCGGCTTCTTGGGATATGCTTCTGGACAGCGTCCCAAAGAATACTTCGACTATATTAGTTGGCATGACCTTTGGTTGTGGACGATCTTCCAACGAGATGTAGCACCTAACCACGTAAAGAAGATTTATTTCGACTTTGATGAAAGCTCAGTGATCGTGCCCTGTATCATCAAGATCACCCTGATAACAGGCGCTACTATCTATTGTGTTTGGGATGGTCATCATACTGTGCAAGTATGCCGCCTTAAAGGCTACACCAAGTTTCCAGCATGGATCATTGACTTGGATCAATTTACCACTGCTGAAATCGAGAACGCAGGTTTTGGCGACACTGACGAAGAACGTATCCGTTTCGGCTGTTACATCGCTGGCAAGAACATGCGCCGCATCAATGGGTTGAACAAACGCCCGCTGGCACCGTATGACGACTTTATGATTGGTCTAGAAACACTTGACCCTAAGTTTGTTGCAATGAACAATATACTAGCTTCAAATGGCTGTATGCCCAAGCGCCACGCCAGTTGTGACGGTGCCTGGACACAGATTAAGAGTGGCATCGAATGTTATGACCTAGAAGGTGGAGCCGGGCCAAGTAACGGTGCGTTCTGGAGCCGTGCTGTTGCGTTCCAACGCAATCATTGGAAGAAGGGACATTTAGTCTTGGAACTGTATCGTCCGATGGCATATTTGTATGCTTGGGCAAGTGTACAGGGATTCAATATCCCAGCCAGCTTTGATACAGAACTTGCCAAAATGTTGAGTAAAGCCTATGGTGATGCTGAAGAAGTGCAAGAACTGCTCAAGGAAAGTTATTGGTCAGCTGTTAACAGTCTTACCATAGCCGGCGAGCAACCACAGCACGATAAGTTCCGTGTGCTCAATGCTATTATCAACTTCTACAAGCAATCAGGCGGCAAGGTCATGTTGCCGGCGCCTACTTGTCAATGGAAGGTCTAATATGAAAGGACAGAAACTACTGTATATCTTTAAGGACCCCATGGGTTCTATAGATAGCAAGGTAGGTATCACGGGTAATCCTGCTGTCCGATTTGGTGTATATCAAAACAGCTACAGTCGTAAAAGTCATGTGGCCTGTTTTGATGTTGTCTATATCGGCCCGGCTCGTGTCATTAGCAGATTAGAACAAGCTGTTAAACAACAGTTTAATTGGGATATTGATCTAAGCGGAGCCGGACACTCAGAATGGATCAGCCAAACCCACACCGCTTTAGAAACTGCAATTGACAGTATTATCGAAGAATGGAAGTTTAAAGTGACCAAAGTTCCAAAACGGTTTTTACCATTAACTACAGACAATCTAAAAGACCTAGTAGAGCACTATACTGTAAGTAAATAGTATCATGAAGATACTACTAACCGGACATGAGGGATTTATTGGCAGGAACATGTCTGCTTGGTTGCATCAACAGGACGGATGGACGATCGATGGGTACGAATGGGATCCAAAAGAACGTCCATCCGTTGTTGAATACGATTGGGTAGTGCATTTAGGAGCCATTGCCGACATGACCGAAAAAGATGTAGATAAAGTTTTTAAGCAAAACTACGAGTTTTCACAATGGCTATTCAATGAGTGCAACAAGCATGGTACTCATTTGCAGTATGCAAGTTCCAGTTCGGTATATGGTAATACCAAAGACACCAGCGAAACTGCACCTTGCTATCCGCAGACTGCTTATGCGTATTCAAAGTATTTGTTTGACCGATGGGTATTTCAACAAGAGCAAAACATATTTGTACAGGGATTCCGCTATCACAATGTGTTTGGCAAATGGATGCACCTACGTGGTCGCCGTGCCAACATCATATACAAATGGCGCAAGCAAGCACAAAAGGACGGCTATATAGAAGTTTGGGAAGGTGCTGATAACATCAAACGAGACTTTACCTGGGCCGGAGATATCTGTAAGTTACACACAGATTTTATTACCACGGTCAAGGGAAGTGGAATTTGGAATGTTGGGTCTGGACTGTCACACAGTTTCCTGGCCATCGCAGAACACATAGCAGAACAAGAAGGTGTTGAGATTAGAACTGTTCCAATCCCATTGGAGGATCAAATGCGCATGAGAATGAAAACCTGCGCTGATCTCAAACACCTAAAAGAAACTGTTGGTAAACGACAGTGGTTAAACATATATGAATGGTTAGATTATGAGGCTTGAAGGCATCGTAGAAAAAGGCTGGGGTGGAGAATATATCTTTGCCACCAATGACAAGTACTGTGGAAAGATCATGTACTTTAAAGATGCGGCTAAGTTTAGTATGCATTTCCACAGCGAGAAGGACGAAACATGGTTAGTGCTACAGGGACGGTTTGAAGTCAAGTACATCGACACCAAAGATGCCAGTGTACACTCTGAGATATTGGAAGAAGGTGATACATGGCGTAACTACCCGCTAGAGCCACATCAGCTAATTTGTCTCAAAGAAGGCATCATTGTGGAAGTCAGCACTCCGGACAGCGTAGAAGACAATTACAGAGTAGGCAAAGGTGACAGTCAAAATGCGAGTAATGGTTAATGGCACATTTGATATCCTGCATCGCGGGCATTTAGAACTGTTGCATTATGCAAAGAGTCAGGGTGATTATTTGTTAGTCGCCATAGACACCGACAGTCGAGTAGCAGAACTCAAAGGCCCTGCTCGGCCTATAAACAACCAAAGTGATAGAATGTTTATGCTACATAGTTTAAAATGTGTTGACTATGTTAAAACATTTGGTAGCACAGAAGAATTAGTAGAACTAATGAAAACGTACAGGCCTGATGTGTATGTCAAAGGCAGTGACTGGAAACACGACACACAATCTACCGCACATCAATATTGTAAAGAAGTAATTTATTATGACAGAATTGAACCATACTCAAGTACAAAAATCATTCAACATATTGCTGATAGGCGATGACTGCGTAGACACTTATGTGTACGGAACTGTTGATCGCATTAGTCCCGAAGCACCAGTACCTGTGTTTGAACCAAAGTATGAAATAATCTTAGACGGCATGGCCGGCAATGTACGTAAGAATTTAGAAGCATTGGGATGTGATGTAACATTTTTACACGGCAAGACCAACAGGAAAAAACGCATAATTGATCAACGTAGCAAGCAACATTTACTACGCATTGATCACGATGAGATTAGCGATCCTATCACGTTTGAAACAGCCATACCCGATATGTACGATGCTGTTGTGATTAGCGATTATAACAAAGGCTCAGTGAGCTACGAACTTGTCGAACAGCTGATCAAAGAAGTAACTGTGCCAATCTTTATTGATACAAAGAAGCGAGACTTGGCAAGACTGAAAGGTTGTTATATAAAAATTAATAAATTAGAAAAAAGTCTGGCAACAAGTTTACCTGACTCTGAGCATTTGATTGTCACACACGGCGGTGATGGCGCCTATTGGAACGACTGGATATATTCTGCAGAAATTGTTGGAGACGTAACCGATGTGTGTGGAGCAGGAGACACGTTTTTATCTGCACTGGTATATAAGTTTTTAGAAACTAACCATATGCCCAAAGCAATAGTATTTGCCAACAAAGCCGCTGGCATAACAGTACAGCACGTGGGAGTATATGCACCTAGACTGGAGCAAATCAAATGAGAGTATTATTAACCGGACATAAGGGCTTTATTGGTAGCCACATGCTAACAGCTCTAGAAGCTGACGGACATTGTGTAAGCACCTATGAGTGGGGAGAATTGCTACCTAGTGTAATGGAACAAGACTGGGTCATACATATGGGTGCTATCAGTAGCACAACAGAACGAGATGTAGATAAAGTTCTTAAACAGAACTATGATTTTACTCGACAACTTTATAATGCTTGTAAAACATATGGTGTCAACTTTCAGTTTTCTAGCAGTGCAAGTGTGTATGGATTAGGCACTGACTTCAAAGAAGATGCAACTGTGGATCCTCGTACTCCTTATGCGTTCTCTAAATATCTAGCCGAGCGATATATCAGAGAGCATCCAATGGGTGCAACTACACAGATATTCAGATACTTTAATGTGTATGGTCCCGAGGGTGAGGAACACAAAGGCGATCAAGCTAGTCCTTACTATAAATTCACACAACAGGCTAAAACAACAGGAACAATAAAACTATTCGACAACAGCAGAAACTATCATAGAGATTTTATCCATGTAAGCGAAGTAGTTAAAACGCACATCAAATTTCTGTACGTTAAGAGTTCTGGACTGTGGAATCTCGGTACCGGCAAGACCAAGAGCTTTTTAGATGTTGCTACTGAGATTGGTATACAGTATCCTTCAGTCGTAGAACAAATAGCTATGCCTAAAGAATTAGAGCAGTCATATCAAAAGTACACCTGTGCAGATTTAACTAAATTAAACAGTACTTTGAGAGAATGTTAAATGAATAAACCCAGTGTCATTTGGAGTGGCGGCGAATACAGGACTAAATGTGTAGTTGGGCTAGAGCGTGACGGTGTAATTAATGAAATAGTCGACTATGTTGCTCGAGCCGAAGATTTTAAACCTATCGCAGGTAGTATCGATGCTATCGCAGAAATGCGACGCAAGGGTTATAAAATTAGTATCATCACTGATCAACGAGGAATTGAACAAGGTCGATACAAAGAAGCAGATGTTGAGCTAGTTAATGATGAAATGTTTAAACATCTCGGTGGTGTCGGTGTTGCAGAGATAGACGGGCTATATTACAGTGCAGGCGCACAGAAACAAGATCCGTATGTAAAACCCAATATAGAAATGTTCAAACGCTGTGAAAAAGAACGTGGCGATGTGCAGTTTAAGGGTGGGTATTACGTTGGGCACACTATACGTGACCTTAAAGCCGCGGTTGCTATTGGTGCAAGACCTGTATTAGTACGCACTGGACAAGGTGCTAAGACTGAGCAGGATCTCAGCAGATATGCTTATAGAGACATTAAACCAAAGGTCATAATATTTGATAACTTAGCCGCATTTGTTGAATCGTTAAATTAGCATAAATATCTGTATGAGATTATACGAAGTAACAGAACAATTTTGTCCAGATTGTGGCGGCAGCTTAAACGAGCACGGCAAAGCTTCACGTCAGCTGTGTACTAGTTCAAAGCCAGATAGCCAACTAGGTGCTAGCAATCTTGCTAGCTGTAAAAGCCAAGGTCTACGTGCTCGAGATGGTAAGAAGAGCCATAAGCTAGGAAAAAGTCCTAAAAGTAGAGTTGTGGTTGGCGGACATCGTATCAAAGGCCAGAAGTATGGCGGCCCACTACCCGATTGGTCATAACATGAAGATTTTAGAAATAATACTAGAAAGTGACAACAAGAATGTCTACGTAATCGGAGATAGTATTGCTAATGGAATTGCAGGTGCGGGCCATGTTACTACTCAATATACTGATCCAGGAAAGAATACTTCTTTTGTTTTGCAAAATTTAGTTAAACCTTTTATTAAAAGTGGAAAAGCTAACGGCGCAACTGTAATTTTAAGCAGTGGCGCTGCCAACAGTTCTAAAGTACAAACTGACGATGGTACCGTAATACAGCAAGAAAACTTTGGACCAATATCAAGCCAGATTAGATTACTTAAAGATGCAGGTGCCAAGGTAGTGCTTGTCGGCGTAGCAAGTAAGCAAACTCCACCACAAAAACCTACACAGTTTACCAAAGGCAAGTCCTGGGTAGTGAATTACACAGGCGTAAATCAACAACTGGATTCAATTGCATCAGCCAACGGAGCTAAATTCTTAGGACCACTTGAAGATTTTGATAATTCAATTAGTCAGCATGACGGTATACATCCTTTCAATGGGTATTCTAAATTGTTCCAAGCAGGAGCATCAGGAGCCGCTTCTTCAGTAGATAGCAAATCATCTAAAGATGATAAAAAACAAGGAGCTTCACCTAGCAAGTCTTCTAGCAGTTTTGAAATTGCTGTACCTAGTGGTAGGGTAGGCACTGAGGTAGCTGATATACAAAAGACCTTAGTGGCACTAGGATATGATATTGGACCTAATGGCGTAGATGGTGTTCGTGGTCCTTATACCAGTGCGGCAGTGAAAAAATTGCAGGCCCGCCTGGGGGTAGACGTTGATGGTGATCCAGGACCTGAAACTGTAGGAGCTTTAAATAAATTACTGGCTTCTAAGCCTGATATTGCAAGCGGACTGACGCATGCTGAAAAATCAGACGTAAAAGCAAGAGCTGTAACCAACACACCAATGGCGGCTCTGTCGCAAGATGCGGTAACCACAGGTAAAGTTGGCAAAGTGTTGGATCTCATAGCCAAACCAGAAAGTGGTGGCGCCTACGATGTCATGCAAGGCGGGAAGCGTGTTCCTCAGATACTAGATATGACATTAGCTGAGTTGTACAAATATCAAAAGAGGGGCGGCGCCGGCGGGGAGACTGCGGCTGCTGGACGTTATCAATACATGCCTGGTACTCTGCTAGATTATGCCAAGCGCATGGGTGTAGACATGAATCAGCAGAAGTTTGATCCTAAATTTCAAGATCAACTGGCTATATATACCATGCGTTTTCAGTGCAAATTGGATGGATGGTTGGATGGCAAAGTATCCGACGGCGAATTCTTGAATAAACTTTCTAACGTATGGGCTGGACTACCCAACACCACAGGATTGAGCACATATCAAGGAGTAGGTTCCAACAGGGCAGGTGTCAAAGCCGATCTTGCATTGACCACCTTGAAAGATATCAGGACTGCTTAACTAGCTATAAATACCTACATGAATATTGTAGGAAATTTATTAATCGCCCCTCCGGCTGTCAAAGGAAACTTCTGGTACAAAACTGTGATAATGGTCACCGAACACGACCAAAATGGCAGTGTTGGTCTTGTACTAAACAGAAGTAGTCAAACATCAATAGTAGAGTTTGCCCAATCGTTAGGAATGCATGTAGATGTTCCGGGATTTGTTTATATGGGCGGCCCTATTAATACCAAAAGCCTCAGCTTCCTGCACACTAATGATTGGCAAAGTAAAAATACTATGAGGATTAACAACGAATTTAGTCTCAGTAGTGCTGACGATATATTGCCAAGACTTGCTGCCGGTGATACTCCAGAGCGTTGGAGATTATTCGTTGGTATGTGTGGGTGGACACAGGGACAACTAATAGGCGAAATACAAGGTAAATCACCTTGGAATATTACTACAAGTTGGTGTTGGGCAAATAGTTCTGTCAATTTGGTATTTGACTCAGATAATAAAGATCAGTGGTGCAACGCTATTGATCAAAGTGCTCAACAGTTTGCTGAAAACTTGTTGACATAACTTGTAATCTCGTATATAATAAATACTTCGGTTGGGTCTGTAACACAACTATAGAGGTAATCAAAATGGCAGATACTTTACTGCTGAACGCTGACGGTAATCCAGTGGCTTATATGCCGTTAAGCACTCTCACATGGCAAGATTCAATTAGATATTTGGTTTTAGAAAAAGCCGATGTATTGATGTGGCACGATAATTGGATTGTGCATAGTGCCAGCTGGGAAACACAAGTACCTAGTGTTATGATCCTACGTACATACATGAAACCAAAAATGACTGTACGATTCAGTAGAGGCAATGTATATCTACGAGATGAAGGTGTTTGCCAGTATTGTGCCAAATCTATTGAACGCAAGGTTGCCACTCTTGATCACGTTATGCCTGTGAGCAAAGGCGGCAAGAGTACATGGGATAATTGTACTACTGCCTGCCAAACCTGCAACTCTAATAAAAGTGATAAGACCAAAGGGTGGAAACCAATACGTAAACCTTATAAGCCTGATTACTACGAATTGGTAAACAAAAGAAAAAAGCATTCTTTCAATGTACCACACAAAGAATGGCTTAAATTCTTAGAGTGAAAGAATTAGTAGTTCAATGGCAAGCTGGTAATGATTGCAATTTCAAATGCGAATATTGCCATCATAGTCTTAACAGTGGAAGTAGGCCGTTTGCAACTTATGAAAGACTAAGTGCCGGCCTACATAATTTACTTAGAAGCACTAAAAATTACGATTGTATTCATATTGAACTACAGGGCGGCGAACCTACAGTATCTGATAGTATTCGACGTCTGCTAACTGAATCTCTAGATCCTCGACTTAAATTCCAACTGCACACTAATGCTAGTGCAGATCTATCCTGGTGGTCGCAGGCAATAGCCAACTGTAGCAAACTAATTTTAGCATGGCATTACAAAGTAGATACTGACCATTTCAAATCTGTTGTTGATTTGGCCTACAACAGCAATGTTCCGTGCCACATAGTAGTTAACGCAGATGCTGAAGTTGATCGGTGGCAACAGGCGGTTGATGCTTTTGAAATGTTTAAAGAGCATGCATATTCAGTAAGTTTCAAAACACTTTTTTCTAACTATCAACGAGGTAACAACAAGTACCTAGACTATAATTATGAGCAATGGACTTATTACGTAGAATCCTCCAAGATTGTAGTTCCGCAAGACCAACCAGTTGAAGTCCAAATTCAGTGGACTGAGCAAACTCTGTATGATAATTACTTAGGGCATTTATGTTGGGCCGGAGTCGATCAAATCGTAGTCGACTATGCTGGAAATGTATACCGAGGATGGTGCCATGCCAGCGGGTCAGGATTTGGCAATATATACAATAATCCTATATTATTGCATCAAGATGCCACGGTGTGTCCTAAATCTATTTGTAAAAATGGATTTGATAAACAAGCAAGAAAAAGTAATAACAGTTGGGGGATCGCATGAAAAAGTTTTTATGGAATATATTAGGATTTTTAAGTTTAGGCATGGCCTATGTGGGATTAATTACCCCGGGCATTCCTTATAGTTGCTTCGTAGTATTTGCGGCCTATTGCTTTAGCAAAGGCAACGAACGTATGCATCGCTGGCTATATAATCATAAGATCTTTGGCCCGTTCCTTACTAACTGGTGTGAGAAACGTGTATTTCCCACTAAGATGAAGTTCTTTATGCTGGCCATGATGAGTTCCAGTTTGGCTATCATGTACTTTACCAACGTACCCGCTCGTGGCATTGTTTATACAGGCATCTTTATGCTGTGTGTTGCTGTATGGGCATGGCGCTGGCCAGGCAGTGTAGAAGAGCACGATAGACGCATTGCCGCTGGAAAGAAGATCGGCTGGATCAACAATAGTTTCTAACTAAATAATAGCACTTAATTAAAAAGGTGCTATTAATGAAACAATTACTATTTGTCCTACTACTTGCTGTTAGCAGTCTAGCAAGTGCATGGGATCAACGTGCTCCAAATCCAGTACAGGCCTGTGCTGTTCATCAACCATACGGCTTTGCACAGACAGCACGTCAACTACAACCTATTTGCCGTCAGGCTTACCTAGTGGCATATGATGCACAGGCCAAACTACCAAACTACGTAGCCTACACCTTGACACCCCCTAATGCCATAGGCTGTGTTGCTCGTACCAATGCGTTTGCCGCAGATCAAAGCGTCCAGGGCGGAGCTCGTCCGGATGACTATGCTGGCACAGGCTACGACAAAGGACATATGGCACCAGATGGTGACCTATCATGGGATGTACAAGTAGAGTTTGAATCATTCCTTATGACCAACATGAGCCCACAGGCCGGTAGTTTAAATCGCGGTATTTGGAAACTGTTAGAAACATCAGTGCGTGGGTGGGCAGTACAGCGTAATCAAACTTACACAATCGTCGCAGGTGGTATCTATGATGCTACCGACAAGAAGATCGGTACCGGTGTAGTTGTTCCACACGGTTTTTACAAGATTGTTACCAATCAAGCTACAGGAGAAATCGCAGGTTGGGCTTTTCCGCACGTTGCACCATATCCTAACTTGGGTAACGATTTAACTCGCTTCCGATTGCCGATTGCACAAATTGAAAAAACATCTGGTATTGATTTCAAGTTTCCTAAAAATGCTAGAGAATTAAATCCTGGACAAGAATGGCCAGTAGACTTTGGAGCTTTAACTAATGCTAAACGTGCTAAATGCGGAGCCAACGCTTCCGCCGACTGAACCAGATAAATATCCTGTATACCCAGAGGATGATGGATATGATAGACCAAGAAACCCTTACAGCCCTGTTTAAACAGATTTACATTGGATTAGCCGTATTTGGTTGCGGCATGGCTGGAATACCGCTAACCTTTGATGAAATTAACGAGCTATGAGAGCACATGAAATACATCCAAGCAAGCTGGTCATCTTTGATATAGATGACACACTGGTCCACACTCAAACTAAAGTTCATGTCATTCGTGATGGACAACTAATTAAAAGTCTCAACAGTCACGACTTCACACACTATAAACTACAACCGGGTGAAGAGTTTGACTTTGGTGCGTTCCGAGACGCCAAAGAATTCTTTACTAATGCTAAACCAATCATTCCAATGATTGATCAACTCAAACATGACATAGCCACAGGCAACAAAGTTGTTATGGTCACTGCCCGTGCAGACTTCAATGATAGAGAACTGTTCTTGGACACGTTTCGTAAGTACGGTGTTGACATGAGCAAAGTACATGTGTATCGTGCAGGTAACTTTGTGGGCAAAGCTAGTACTGAAGAAAAGAAAAAGATCATTATACGAAATTTGCTGAACAAGGATTCTTACTCCAAAGCCATAATGTACGATGATGCTATTCCTAATTTGGAAGCATTTGTTAGCCTTAAAGAAGAATACCCAGATACAAAATTCTATGCTTGGCATGTGAGTTTGAAAGGTGAAGCAACTGAGTATCAGAGAACTAACGAAAGCGTTTCATTAGATCATGATCGTACTGATTACGAAGTACGCAACTATCACAAACTGGACAAGTACTTGTCAGAGCTTTGTGATCTTGTAGAAAAAGGGCAAGCTAGTGGCAAAGACTTTGGTATGGTTGGCGCTGGCATACTTCCACTCAGAGGTGAGTACATGGCTCGCCTAAATCGTCCAGGCAAGGATGGACGTATACATGCAGAACATGCTGTGATTGAAGACTTTATTAAGAAGTATGGAAGTATCCCACAAGGTAGTGTAATTATTACAACACTAAGTCCATGTAACACTCCAATGGATGAACGTGATGGACCTAGCTGTGCTGACTTATTAAATGATCACGGCATACAAAAAGTTTATTGCGGTTACATTGATCCAACACAGCACGATGGTGCAGAAGATGATCGTGAATACAATCTAGTTGAAACACAGAACAAAGAACTACGCACACGTTGTGAAGCGTTTGCTGATACGTTTTTAGACAAAGTGCATGAGAACTTTGCAGATGGGCGCAATCCAGAAGACAAAGGTGACAGTAAACGCTATCACGTACCAACTAAGGGTAGTGTTAGTAGTTTACGTAAGTTTGCCAAAGGACACCATGGACGTGCGGCACAGTTAGCACATTGGATGGCTAACATGAAATCGGGAAAGAAAAAATGAGAGCAACGGAATTTATAAGTGAAGTTAAGTTCGGTGGCCAAGATGTTGAAGGTAACCTACTCAGCCAACTTAAAGAAAAATTCCCTAACTTGTCCACTTTGTTATATTTTATTCCCGGCCTTGGTCAAGCATTAATGATAGCAGACATGGCAAGTCAAGTACAAATGTACAATCAAGCAATTGCCAAGATTGAACAACAATATCCTACACAGACAATTCAAGCAGTACAACAAAAAGTCGGCGACGACACAGCATTGGAGCCAATATGAAACAATTATTAGTCGTATTAGCATTTTTAAGTTTAACAGGTTGCGCCAGCATAATGGAAATGATTCCAAGCCGTTGGGATGTTAACCAAGCTAAGGTTATTACAGACATACAAGTACAAGCCAATCACTTTGATTGCAAGGCTGATCAAGCCAGTCAGTTAAGTGCATTGGCAATTAATGTAGAGTGGTTTGACACCTATGCTCGTACTAAACCAACACGTGATATTGCTAAACTAACGGATACAATAACAACAACAGTTAAAGAGTATCAAGATCGTTTGAAGACTGGACCCGTAAGTCCTTTGTATTGCGATTTGAAATTAAAAATTATTAAACAACAAACTGAGATCCTAACAGGATCAGTACAAGGGAGATTCTAAATGGCAGTCAATCAACTCTTTAACTTAAAGAACACCAACTTGATGTCGTGGCGTCAAGGCGATCAAAACGGCGACTACAGTCAGTGGTTGCGTGACAATGGCGTATGGCCGCAAGACAAAGTAACCACATTCAAGCAACCGTTTACCAACAAGACTTCAACCAAAACAGAAAAACAACAGATTGATGTGACCACTACTGTGAACTTTCCAGGTGATGGTTATTACAATTTTAAGTATGCCGCCGACAACTGGGCCATGTTCAGTATTGACGGAGTTGACCTGCCCAAGAGCGGCCCTTACAATCAAATGACCAGTCAAGTAATGTGGATTGGCGGTGGCGATCATGTTATCCGTTGCCAGGGCAATGACACTGGTGGTGATAAGTCCTGTGCCATGATTATTGATGATGACACACAGTTAATGCGTATATGGAACATGAGAACTGCCACAGTTGATTGGCAAGGCCAGCAAGTTCCCTTAAACAATCAACCAAAACAAGACAACTATTGTCAACTGTTAAATGACAACTGTAATTGGATTGGCAATACAGATCTTTTTGATTATACTTGGATGGTTGACTTCCCGGTTGATGCTTACTATAACTTTAGAGGTGCAGTTGATGATTCAGGAAAAGCCTGGGTAGATAATCAACCGATAGCTGACATTGGTGGACAGCGAAAAGAATACAACAGCACCGTGTTTATCCGTGCTGGCCGAAGACCTGTTCGTTTACAAGGTAAAAATAACAAACTTGCCAAAGCGGCTGCTTTCATTATTGAAGGCAATATCAAAGACTTACTTGTTGCCAAGGGTCCTGCTGATTCAGCCAAGGCCAGTGCCGATTCTGCGCAGAAAGACATGCTTGCTGCCAAAGCTGACATGGATAAGCTAAGATGGAAACAAGTGCCAGTGCGTAGTATTTCAGTTAGAACTTCAAACGCAGGTGGCTATAAATCTGCTTCAGCCAACAGCCTTGTAATGAATCTGGATGCCGCTAACTATACTTCAGGCAACACATGGACTGACAGTAACAATAGATTCAATGCTACCTTGACACATGGGTCTCAAGGGTATAGCACTGATGCTGGTGGCTATTTCTCTTTTAATGGCGATGTCCGTCGTGCCAATATAGGCATGCCAGTGGTCAACAATATGACATGGATCATATGGTTCAACACAACTTCTACTCGTGGTAATCCAAATGCCCCATGGTATATGTCTACTATGATGGTGGGCGGTGAACTGGGAGGCGATGTTGCTGACATGGGCATTGGTATGGCACAAGGACGCATTGTGTTTGGCATGGGTCAGCCTGATACTACATTTGTATCTACTAAATCTTACAATGACGGTCGATGGCATCAATTGGCAGTTACTCGTAACATTGCCACAGGACAAGCACAGATTTTTGTAGACGGTGCGTTAGACAACACACATAACAACTTTCCAAAAGGTGCCAGAATCAATACAGCATTGGGCATTGCTTACAACGCCGGAGCCAGTGAAAACTTCCAAGGCAACTTGGCACAGATTAGAGCATACAGCTCAGTACTGACAGCATCGCAGATACGAGCATTATACTCAGTGCATGGTACTCGATTCTTGCCTGCTACAGAAAGAGCCAAAGATCCCACTGACAATAAACAGGTAGTGGCATATAATAGTGGCGGTGAGATAACTGTGTCAAAATCTGATTCAGTGTCCGGTGGCGGATTTAGTGCCAGCTACCAAGTATCTGCCTATGCCACATACAATCAATCAGCCAGTGCTGAAGTCAGCAGGACCGGTGCTTCAGTCTATGTTGGACAATCATACAGCGTGGGTGCCGAAGCCACAGCAGAAGTAGGCAACGAGTATGTTGGTTGCCAAATGCGTGCCTGGGTAGATTTGACAGTGAGAGAAGAAGCCTATGCTGGTGTTGGTACTACAGGCAACAATGCTTATGTCACAGCCGGAGCCTGTTGTATAGTACGAGCCGAATCAGGTGCCGCAGTAGAAGGACATGTTGTGAATCCATACGGTCCAGACACCACAGTCAATGCAGAAGGTTGTGTGTTTGCACAGTCAGGTGCCAGAGCTGAGATGGTCATTGAAGTTGGCCAAAACGGCCAACAAATGCAAGGTGGCGTGGAAATTGGCAGTTGCGTGGGTGTAGAAGGCAGTGTTACTGTGACAGAAGGTCCAGTTGGTGGAACTGCATCAGCCGGTGTGTCAGTTGGGCGCGATCACTTTGAAGCTGATCTCGGAGAGCAGACCACTTACAAAGATGGCAAACTCACTATGGGAGTATCAGGAAGTGTTGCGGCGTATATAGGACTTGAAGATGTCAATGTTAGCGGCACCTTTGATTTTAATCAACTGATAAACGAAGGCATGCAGGCTTACCGAACAAGCAAATATATCTATGATAATCGCAAAAATATTTACAATGCCGCAGTATCCTTATCTAACTTGAGACAGGCTGACTTGGAGAATCTCACAGGCATCAAAGCCGCAGAAGCTGTAAAAACATTTGTCGATGCTGGTTATCAAATTGAAAACGGTATTGTCAAAACAGGCGGACAAATTGCCAATGCTTGTACAGATGCGGCTGGTAAAGTAGTAAGCGTATTAAGTGGCGGCGGAAAGAAAATTGTGTGTACTATGATGAACGATGAATATGGATTTGGAAGTTATCGCAATGCCATATGGTTGCGTCATAGTGCCAACATGCCCGAAGCTGATGTATATCAACGTGGCTATCATGCTTTGTTCTTGCCATTGGTTGCTTATGCTCAAGGTACAGGCCAAACTAATCATTGGGTTAAGAAAGCATTAGAACACATTGCCCGTCATAGAACCAGCGACATCTATTTAGAAATAAAAGGTCGTCGTAGAGACACATTAGGACGAGTATATCGTGCTGTGTTAGAGCCATTGTGCTATGTAGTAGGAAAACTAGGAGATTCTAAATGAGCGTATTAACAGAACTAATGAACAGCGGCCATCCATGGGCCGCAGAACGTGCTCAGTATGCGTTACAAGTACACGAATCTGTTGGAGCAGGCTTACTAAGTGGTAGTGAAGCCAAAGAGATCCTACAAGATTTAATCAGTACAGACAAGTTGGAAGAAGCGGCCGCTGATCAACAGGCTCGTGCTGCCTTAGTATTTGGCGTCACGCAGTTGATCAGTTTGTATTAAACACATGGACCAGGGCCTCAACAAGGTCTTCAATCATACCATCATCATGAAACGGAGTGGGAGCAAATCGCAATCGCTCCGTGCCCACATCAACTGTAGGATAGTTAATAGCCTGTACATAGATACTATAGTCAGCTAACAATGCATCACTCATAGCCTTAGCACGTTTAGCATCACCGACCAGCACAGGAACAATGTGACTAGTTGAACATTCCATTACAGGTATGCCAGCCACAGTCAATCTATGTTTTAGTTTACGAGCCCGTTCTTGATGCTTTTCACGTACTTCATTATGATCCTTGAGCCATTTGATAGCAGCCAATGCTCCGCTACAAGTTACAGGGCTCATTGACGTGGTAAAGATAAAACCAGCGGCAACACTTCGAATGGCATCAGCTACAATCTTATCGCAAGCAATGTAGCCGCCTTGAACACCAAAGGCCTTTCCCAAGGTTCCGTTGATTATATCAATCTTGTCTTCAAGCCCAAGTTCTTCAACTTTGCCGCCGCCAGTTTTACCATATAATCCCACTGCATGAACTTCGTCTATGTAAGTTATAGCTTTATATTTTTCAGCCAGTTTACATATTTCTTTAATATGTCCAACATCTCCGTCCATTGAGTACACGCTTTCAAATACTACACAAGGAGTATTACCTTGTGCAAAACTAATCTTAAGTTTTTGTTCTAGATCTTCTAAGTCGTTGTGATTAAAGATAACTTTCTTAGCACGGCTATGCTGTATGCCCACTATGATACTGTTATGATTATTGCTGTCGCTGATATATTCAATATTAGGAATAATCTTGGCCAGAGCAATCAAGGTCCATTCGTTAGCCACATAGGCTGAACTAAACAATACTGCCTTTTCCTTCTTGTGTAGAGTGGCTATCTCATGCTCTAAGGCCACGTGATAGTGACTAGTACCACCAATGTTACGTGTGCCGCCAGATCCTGCGCCAGTCATATCTAATGCTGTATGCATAGCATCCAGTACTACTTTGTTCTGCCCCATGCCTAAATAGTCGTTCGAACACCAGTTAACAATGTTTTTGATGTTGTAAGGCCCATACCATATAGCACTGGGAAACTTACCTGTTTCACGTACGATATCATTAAACACACGATACTTGCCATTGTCTTTTAGTTCTGCGATCAGTTTCTCGAACGGTTGCTTGTTAATCATTAAATTGATACCTATGTGAGTTAATATTTATAGTAAGGGCAATGCGCCTCTGATTGGTGTTGTTAGGTTGTACCCGATGTTTGAGCCATCCGGGAAACAACAGTAGATCTCCTGCTTCTGCAGGAACTTCAGTCCAGAGTGTTTGTTCTGGGGGTAAGATGGGGTATCCAGCCCAGTGATATTCTAACGGATTTCTATATTCAATGTTGCCGCTGTTTGGGGGCTTTTTCAAATAGTATGTTGCTATAAACATAGTATGCCCGTGATCGTGTTCTTCTAGTTTGGCACCATTATCATGCCAACTTATCCAGCTTTTTTCTAACCAAAACTTAATGGGAACTAACTTCCACTCTTTGCGTATCTGTTCAATGCTAGCTTGTATTGTTGATCGTAACAGACTAAATTCGTCCCACTCGTGAGGTTGTTCTCGTTGAGTGAATGAAGTACCACCGTTTGTAGGAGATTTAGCATACTCTGTTTTTAAAGAAGTACCGATTAAATCAAAGCACTTGTTGTTGATTGCCGCCCAATCTAGCGGAACGTGCGTTTTATACACTAGATTAGGTATTATAGGAACATGTGTAAGCATGGAGTACTTATCGATAAATACACGTAGAGGATTCATATAATGGCCGCCAACGGAATATCAACACTATCAACTAAACAGTTAAAGCAAGAAGCCAAACTGGACAAAGCCACTGCCAAACGACAGGGCAAAGTTGTGGCCCGTGATGGCACGATTACTGGAAGCATAGATTCTACTAAGAATTATTATAGAGCCGCTAATACTTTAGATATTAATTTATTACCAACAAAATACACAGGCAATGCTATAACTAATAATGCCAATGGTGCTGTACAAGTTGCCGGCTCAGGACTGATCAGTGCCAGTACATCTAGTAATATTGTTACTGGTTCCGGAACCAGTTTTACAACGTTGACTGTTGGCACAGTTATGACATCAACGTATGGAAACTTTGGAATTGGTACTATCGCATCAATACAATCGGATACGCAATTAACTTTAACCAGCAACAGCATAGTCGGCCATTCTTTTGTTGTTTGGCAATATTTGGGTTCTCAAACTTTAGTAGCTGGTCGTCCTTGGACTAATGCTCCTGTTACCAGTTATGTAGGAACCATAGACAGTAGTGTAGGCAATCCATTTACGTTTAAAGTTAGAAAATCAGATAATTCAGGAATGGCTTCGGCCATCACTAACACTGGTTGGATACTGACTTGGACTGATCCAAGATTCGACAATGGCGGATTTACTGCTAATCAAATCAACGTGAGAACACAGACCGGCAGCGGATTTACATCAGTTGCTTCAGAAGATGCTACCTTTTATAATTTTGCCGGATGGTTTGGTGCTTCAGTAATCCCACAAGGTACACAGTTTACCATTAATTGGTAATAAATACTCAATGAAAGTTAAAGAAATACTTGTAGAGGGCATGAGCAAACGGGATACATTTGGTATCCTACACGACTTTGTGCGTTTTGCCGCCAAGCATTTGGAACTTGAAACATTGCCAAAGTTTGACTTTGTGTTTGACTCAAAGCAAAGTGTAAACAACAAGAGCTTTGGTGGATATCAGCCAGGTGCTGAGCACATCACCATCACTGTGAAAAATCGCCACATCAACGATGTGTGCAGGACATTAGCACACGAAATGGTACACTTCAAACAAGACTTGAATGGCGAGCTGGCTGACGATGCCGCTGGTTCAACTGGATCACCACAAGAGAATGAAGCTAATGCACAGGCCGCAGTTATCATGCGTAACTGGGGTAAACAGCATCCCAACTACTTTGACAAAGAATCAGTAGAATAAAAAAGCCCAACCGTTTTCACGCTTGAGCTTCTCTATATGCAGCCATTGCTTTGGCTCTGGCCACAGCCAATCTAACTAAAACATAATCACTGAGATCAGCATCTGGTTGGAGTTTGTCCGACTTGTCTAAATCTCTGCGACGATACGTTGTTATTAGATCTTCATCGTCGATAGTATTGGAAGGATCGCTCCCTCCAAGTATCAAACTTTTTCTAAGTGGATTACTTCTTAACAGCTTCTGTTTTGGTATCCTTAGCGGCAGGTGCTGGTGTTGCACTTTTAGTGGCATCAGCTTTGGCTACCTCTGGCTTTGCTTTCTTTTCAGTCTTGGCAGGCTTAGAAGCAGTTGGTGCTGGAGCACTTGCTGTAGCGGCAGGAGTTGCACTTGCTGGTGTTGCAGGAGCCTTAGCTGGCTCAGCGGCGAAAGCAGTTGCGGCAAACAAGGTTGCGATTACGGTTGCGATAGTTTTCATTTTGAAGTTTCCTTTTGGTTAAGTAGGAATTTCTACCCCTACATATATATAACGCCATAGCCTGCACATCCGTTGACAAGTATTTTAGCCAAAAGAAAAGCACCCGAAGGTGCTAGTGAATGTTACGCTATTCTGGCGAACTAGCTATGCTAATGTATTACTTCTTTGCAACGCCTTGGTTCACAAAGCTATACATCTTTTCAGCTGTTTCCAACACTTTGTCAAGTCCTGGAAACTCAGGCATACCCACTGTGGTAACCAACTTGCCTGTAGCTGGATCTTTGGCAGTGGTCATTTCCCAGCCTTGGAATTTGGCGTGGAAGTCGTCTTGTACTAGGCTTTTGGCCATGCCCAAGATGTCAGTACGGATTTCGTAGCCGTTCTTGCTGAATTTAACTTCTGGTAGTTTTGGTGTTTCAAATTGTGACATAATAATCTCCTGTGTGTTTAATGTCTGTATTGACAGCAACTTTGCTGTCCATGTATTTATTATACAGTGTACAAGACTGTGTGTAAAGCTGAATGACTTATTTTTTAAACTTGTTTACTCTTTCTTTAACAAGTCTAACAACAGCATCACTCAGCACAACTTCATAGTGGTTGCAGTCCACTTCTACTAGTTCCATATCCGCATGATGCCGTTGACTGGCAATAGTTACAACGCCATCGTTAGGCTCATGCATAAATGGGCTTTGCCCTTTCACCGTAACAATGTTGGTCCACGGATGCTGTATCTTGATACGTTTAGCCTGCTTCATTACCCACGAACTGGGTCCAATATCACGCATCAGTCTGCTGAATGGCAAGAAGTATTGAGCATAGTCCGCTACTTCAGCACCACCATATGGAGTGCTTAGTGTCACAGCACCCTTAACTATATTAGGCATGCTGTTGGCCAAGTGCAATGCGTATATACCACCAAGACTATGCGCAACAAACACTATGTCCTTATGATCCTGCAACGCAGTCTGCATATCTTTGAAGTTGTTTTCAAACCCGTTGCGACTATCGTAGTTAATGTCTAGTCCTGTGCCCAGTTTACTTTTAATATAGTTGAAGCTCTCGCTGGTGGCATTTGCCCCGTGAATATACACTAAGTTCATGCCAATATTTATCGGTAGTTTACTGTGCTATTACCAAGTACACAACAATGGCCGCAATGGCCCATGTCGCGGCTCGTTCACCGTACTTGTGTTCAAAGTGTTGAACAGCTTCAAATACTTTAGTTGCCATATACTGCCTTGGCTTCTTCTACTCGGCCTTGACGTGCGAGCCACGCCGCATGACGAGCTTCGCCTACTGAGACTAAGATTGTCCAAATTGAGTTAAGAATGGTTTTCATAGTCCACGGCTCCAGTATTTGGCTTCTGAATCGTATTGGCGTTGCCAGTAGTCTACTTCTGCCGCATTAGTTGGGTTTTTGCTGTTAATATACTGCTCTAAGTGCGTTTGATAACCTGCTTTAGGAAACATTTCTGCCAGTCTTTCTAATATAGAAAGCATTTTATTTGATATTGTTGTCATTTTGTGACTCCTGTGGGTGTTAGTAGATACTCATGGTTTCTACTGAGTATTTATCAAGTATACGTGGCATTGCACAAATAATCAACTTGATTGATGTTCTTATCATTGTTGTGTATAATACCATAAATACAGTTGGAAACTAAATTCATGCGAAAAAGCACTAGAAGTATTTTACAAGAGTTAAACGACATTGGTCTAAGCCGAAATTCGGATCTAGTCATAGAGAGCCGCGGCTCAAACATTATCCAAAGTGCTATCAATCTACTGACTATGATTCGAGAAAACTATGACATAGAAACTGCCGCTGAGTTAGAGCGTAGATTTATCAATAGCATTAGAACTAGTGATGCTACCAAGTTCAAACGTGGTATCAAACGTATCCAGGAATCAAAAGAATGAGCGGTAATGCACTTAAAAAGCTAGGCATAGATATACTAGCCAACGGTCCAACTAAGGGTGTGCTGGTTCGCCTAACACCAACTCAGTATATGGAAATAAAGAACGGACTACAGCCTGTGTTAGAAAGTATAGGCGACTCTGGATTCTGGCGCAGTGGCGGTGCTGGTTCGTTTGATCCGGAACACAGGTATGCACACAAAGGTACTAGTAAAATTGACAGCGGCGATGTAGATGTGTTCATGGACGCAGTCAGTATTAAACAAAAATTACAGCTAGACCCTGGTACAGATGATGCTGGTGTACGCAAAGCAGTAGCACAGCACATGACTCAGCACTATCCCACACTGCAAATAGGTAAGAATGTACACATAGGCTATCCTACCGGGCACGAAATAGAAGGATTGCCCACATACTTTCAGATAGATCTAATGATCATGGAACATGCACATGAAATAGGTAAACATCATGAGCACGACTATTCTGTTAAAGATAGTCCCTACGGTGGACAAGATCAACAGTTTGCCATGGCCAGTGTGATTAATACTATCCCAGGACATCCTCCTAAAACATTCCAATACAACGGCTTTGGTGGAGCACTACAAGATCGTGCTACTGGCGAAGTAGTCACACGTGACATAGACAAAGTAGCTGAAATTGCGCTAGGTGCTGGAGCAACTGCTGAAGATCTAGGCAATGTAGAAAGTATTATTGCTCGAGTGGGCGGCATCAATAGCCCACGCTTAGAACAATTCCGTGCAGATATGGCTAAAAAGTACCCGCATCTGCAAGAAGGTACCGTAGATTGGTTCAAAGCTATACGCCAAAAAATGTCTCTTTGAGCCCGGTTTTTGCCCAAAGTGGTAAATAATATTACAAAGGCTTTTTAATAAGCCGCTCGAAGAGTTCGAGCAGTTATGGACATTTAGGAGAAAAATTATGCCATCACTATTAGGTACAACAGTAGCAACAAATTACGGACGTATGGTCCCACAACAAGGTTACGGTGTAGGTTCACTATTCAGTAACTTTGGAACACGTCAATTACGTGTATTGAAAGTAACAGCAACAGGAAACGACGGTTCAACAGCAGTAGCGTTCCAAAAAGATACAGGTCTATCCGGCGGCGCCGCTTACTCAGTAGTTGGTACAGGTTACCAAGCTTCAAACAGCGCATTCTCTAAAGCAGTTCGCGCACTACAAGTTGGCGCTGAAATTTACCAAGTATTCACACCTGGTACAACTGGTTTCTTGGTTCTTGTTACAGAAGACACAGTTAATGACAGCGACACAACTGGTAACACAGCAGACGGATCATACGGTGATCTAGAAGCAGCCGTTGTAGCTAGTCTAGGATTTGGTGGTTCATCTACATGCACTATCGCAACCGTGACTACTGATGCCACAGGCGTTGCTTTCGCTTAATAGCTTTATTTCTCAGGGATGGGAAGACTAAGCCTCACTTTTATAGTGGGGCTTTTTTACGACTGTTAAATATGTGATGGAATACAAACTCTACACACTTGTTGATATTACACATACTGGACAGCATAGGTCTGTTCCGGGATCTGAAATTGCACACAAAAAAGAACAAAACTTTAACACAATTATACAAACACTGGGTATACGATCTAATATTGTGTGGACATACAAGCCCGACGTAACAGAAGTATGCGGAAGACTTGTTGGGTTTGATACTGATAAGATTATACGAGTTTGGAGATTTGATTGGTCCACAGATCTTGACTTTAACTATGAGGTCGACGGTGATCCAGTTGGTATGTTGCTACAGGACTTTCATTTAGTTCCCTACATAAATAACTTAGACGAAGATATGGAACAGGAGTACGCAGTATTCAACACATACGATCCTGGTAAGAATATTAGTTTCTTTAAAAAATAAACTAGTGCTATAATATCTCGCATATATTAATAAATACTATCAGTGTAATTACTATACTACAAAGGCACATAGGCATTCAATCATAAATTAGGCACATGGCTCGGAGCGAGCACTTGACTTATAACATTGGAGAGCCCAGAATGGCCACGAAAGAAGCTGTAGCACAAATAGCTATGTTACCAGAGCGTGTAGGCATAGTTGAAACCAAAGTAGAATCACTCAAAGAACAGATCGTCGACCTCAAGGCCGATGTTAAAGACATGCACGAATGTCTTGACAATACTCGTGATGTAGTCTTGGCACAGTTGGACAAGATGACCAATGAATATCGTAGTAATGCTGAAAAGTACTATGAGCATGCCAATCATTTAAATGAACAACAGTCTGCACAACACAATGAATTAGCTGGCAAAATTGGCGACTTAGAAAAAGTCAAAAACAAGTACACCACGTATGCCATGGTTGGTCTGGCATTTGCCGCAGGCACAGGTTGGATCAATGCTGTTAACTTTCCACACATATTAAAGTTCTTAGGCTTATAATACTGTTAAATACAGTATGAACTTTCAAGAGATCTCAATATCCCCTGTTACCTATAACAGCGAACTTAATCCCCTACTGTGGGAGAATAATCATTTAGAAACCACAGTTCGATACAAGTTGATGTCAATAGCTTTGCATTTTGCCAAGTTTCTAAATGTTACAAAGTTAAACTTAAGAGATATCACGATCAGTGGATCAAATGCCGCGTATGGGTATGGCCCGCATAGTGACCTAGATCTGCATCTAGTAGTTGACATGCCCAAAGATCAACCAGAACTAGCTGAACTATACACTGCCAAAAAGAATCAGTATAACTTTACATATGACATCAACATCAAAGGTATTGATGTAGAATTGTATGTGCAAGATGTGCAACAGCCGCATCATTCAGCAGGCATATACTCTGTACTAAACGATCACTGGTTAGTTAAACCTACTCACAAAATTCCACACATTCGAGATGCCGAAGTTAAAAGCAAAGCTCGAAATTATGCCAGTAAGATCAATCAAGCAATGCGCTCAAATGACTTAAATACAGCTGAAGAAACAATGTCGGATATTCGTAGACTGCGCCAAACTGGACTTCAAGCTGGTGGCGAGTATTCAGTAGAAAACCTAGCTTTTAAACTACTACGTGCTCGTGGAAAAATTGACAAGTTTCGTAAACACATTGACAAATTAACAAGTGCTAAATTAAGCCTGGGAGAACACCATGAAGATCAGTGATATCGTAGAACATGCTAAAGGTCGTAGAGCCAAAATCTACACTAAAAAACCTATCAATACAATTGAGCCCAAGAAACCCGAAGCTCCCATGAACGAGGAAGATAAGGAACTAGGTACTATCACAGCTCCTCCAGGACCAGACGGTAATGTTCAAATGAAAACACCCGATGGCAAAACAACAACAATGCCGGCAAAAGACATGGTTGCCAAAGATGATACTACTCAACAAGTACCGGCTACACCGGGATCCGACCTAGTAGGCGACAAGGTAGTACAGACATCGGAAGACTACGAAGAAGATGAACATGAGCATCCAAGTCATGCACATTTTCACGATTGGATGAATAGTGAGCATGCTCCGCACGACGATGATAGTGGGGACCATGACATGGTATTCAATAAGGCACTACACTTCTTGTCGGATAAAGTCCACCCAGGCGATATCGAAAATTATGCACACCATTTGACACACAAATTCCACGGTGGGGGAGTTGACGAAGCACAAAGTCCGTTTCCAAGCCGCAATGAGCCCACAAAAGAAAATCATGGCGAAATAGGCCGAGATGCTGGAGATGCATACATCGCTGATATCCTAGCACAACCTGAAGATGAGTTAGGTCATGCTCATGTAAATGAAAGAGCCAATACATTCGGTGCTAAATCTGAATTAGAACACATGTTGCGAATTGCAGGTCTACGATGAAAATAAACGAATTAGTAGGTGAGTTTGGAATCTGGACAACTAATGAAGAAGCAGAGTTGCTGTCCAGATTAAAGACCCCTGTTAAATTAAGCAACCTGAGTGAGCATGATCAATTCAGGATTCAGACACTCATACGTAAGAGTTTGGTAACTAAGAGTGGAATGAAAGATCCTACTGTAGTTGCAAATGAAAAAACAATCTAAAAATACAAAACCTAAAACTCCTGCTCTTAAAAATAAATCTAAAATGATTAAAGAGCTGGCTCAGCATTTTGAGGAAACCTTAAATGCTAAACTGCCTATTGCAATACAGCCCGACGGCAGTATTGTTTATAAAACATTTGTGATCAGACAACAAGCCACTGGCAACTGGGGATTATACAATATAAACTCTCGAGATTTGATAGAACAGTTTTTCTTAAAAACCAGTGCCCTGTTAGCGGCCAGAGCATACAGCAAGACATTTTTAGAAAAGTTCTTTGAAATTAAAGAACTCGACAATCAATACTGGGCAAACTACTCAGACACCTTAATTTACGCACATAATATACAAAAAGCTAAAGATTTTGAAAGATTTCAAATATTATTAACTAGATTAGAACACAGCAGATTACTAACTGAACAATTCAAGGACAGGATTTCCAAGATGTTTAAGTGGTCGTTCGTATAAATACATACAATAGAAGCTTAGGATACCACCATGCAAATTAGAGACTTATCAAAACCTGTTACTAGCAAGCGTTTAAATGAAAGTATGGCAAAGAAATTTGGCTATACTATTAATTTCGAACAATTCAGCGATGTCCAACTAGAGGACGCTCGCAATAAGCTACGTACTAAAATTAGTCAGCTTGAAGTTAATGAAAGCTATGACGGAATGCTAGAAAGCACTGAATATCAAAAAACACGACTAATGTTAGACTGTGTTAACCAGGCAATTTTAGAAAGAGAAGATTGTTGTGATGCATGCAACAAGAATCCATGTGAGTGCGATGAAGAAGAACATGAACACAAGGCTGAGAAGAAAGCAGAACTACGTAAAAAAGTACACGCAGATAAATTAAAAGAAAAAGCTATGGAGCATTCAGTTCCTGAGTCATGGATTGATTCAGCTATTGAGCGCATTGAATTAGGCGAATCAGATGAAGAAGAACTCACAGCAGAATTAACAACACGATATGATCTAAGTGAAGCAGTGGCTAATCATATTGTATACCTAGCAGAAGGCGAAGAAGACAAAGCTGAAGTTATCATGGCAACAAAAGATATGGTTGACCGTATCACAGGCTGGCTAGAAGATGTGGCTGCAATGAAAGCAGAACAACTACTAGAATTAACAGACTCTATAAGAGAAACCCTAGGCAGCGATGTTGCGCAACAATATACAGAACAAGTAAAACCAGCCCTTGAAGCAATTTATACAGCATTAGAAACAAGCCGTCAAGGCTTGTCAGGCGCATTGGCACTAGTATCAGGCGGTGAGGCTCCAACAATGGGCGGTGCTCCAGCAGGCGGCGGTATGCCTCCAGTTGGTGCTCCAGAAGCAGGCGGCGAAATGGGCGGCACTCCAGAAGAAGCAGGCGCAATGCCAGCTCCAGACGCTGGCCGTGAAAAGCGTGAAAGTGTCGACTACAGTCGTCGACTAGGCATGTTACTGAACTCAAAAAAAAAGTAATTGAAAGTATGGGCGACCCATTAGTGGCAACACTAATGAGTCTCCAAGCTAATGCCAATAACAAAAATGCCCAAGGTTCTTACACCTGGGATGCAATAAACTCCATTAGTAAAAATCAAGGTGCTCCGATGATCCGTTACGATCAGTTTGCCGCACGTTGGGAAAATGATCCTATGCTTAAACAGATCGTTGATCGCTTTGACGGGCACGGTTTAGTAATCAAAACCAATGCCGCCGAACCTGAAAAGCATGGCGGCAACAAGAAAAGCAAAATAAGCCAAATGGCTAAAAGAGCTACAGGCAAAGCATTAAAGAAATAACGTATGCCCATACCTTCAACACATTGGTATACAAAACCTGACACTCCTATAATATTACTAGGAAGTATTGAAAGGTCAATACTTGAACCACTTGCAACCTATATATTAGGTAACATAAAAGCAGAACGAGTAAGAAGATATCCAGAATGGTGGGATGGAATACATTGGATGCAGTTTCCTTTTTTCTTTCGAAAATATCAAGATCACATGCACTTATTAGATAATCCTGCGAACGAAAATAAGTACGATCAAATAGTAAAAATAAACGAGTTATCTCAAGATATATTTGCTAGAGTTGAAGAGCTAAATCCTGGATTCAGTATCTATCTAGCCGAAGTTAATTACATGTCGCCCGCGGCTTGCATTAAAGCTCACGTAGATAATTCCACTGGAGAATTTTGGTGGATAAACATGACTCGCAGAGTGCATGTGCCAATCACTACCAATGCTGAAACTATGATGACTTGTGGCAATATGTCTATGTGTATGGAAATTGGGTCAGTATATGAGTTTAATAATATAGTAATGCATTCTGGCGCCAACAATGGCACCAGTCCGAGAACCCACATAGTATTAGATCTTGTTCCAACTGAATATTTTGATGAATTTGAAAATTATATAGTAAACATATTTTGGAAAGGAAATAGTCAAGGAAAATCATGGTGGACAAAATAAAGCCGTTATCCTTAAAAAACTATGCTCACACCTTCAACACATTGGTACACTAAACCAGATACTCCTATAATATTACTAGGCGATATTGATAAATCTATGCTAGAGCCTCTTGCCGCCTGTGTGGCAGGCAACCTAAGAGAAGAACGCACACAGCATTTTCCAGAAAAGTTTAAAGGTATACACTGGCATCAGTTTCCATTCTTCTTTCGCACATACTCGCATAAATTTAAAAAACTTCACCCTGCTTTAACAACAAAGTATTTTGAGGAAATTTCAGAAATATACGATGTATGCGAGGGTATATTTACTAGAGTTGAAGAATTAAATCCAGGATTTTCCATCTATATCGCAGACATAAACTATATGGCTCCGGGAACAGCAATTAAGCCTCATATAGATAATGAAGACGGATCTGTATGGTGGTTTACTATGACTAAGAGGGTACATGTACCTATTACCACTAATGCTGACACTATAATGACTTGTGGCAATATGTCTATGTGTATGGAAATTGGATCAGTATATGAGTTTAACAATATGGTCACACATTTTGGTGCTAATAATGGTTCTAGTTCTAGAACGCATGTTGTAATCGATTTAATCCCAACAGAGTATTTTGATGAATTTGAAAATTATATACGAACTATAGTTTGGAAAAAAAATAAAGGTTGGGACATTGCTTGGTATCAAAGATAGTACTAGCATCGCCAATAAAGATTGACTTACACTATAAATTGTTGTATAATTATTGATGACTTTATTAAAAGAACGGTATAACTACGAACCTATCAATAGAGAAAGCGTAGAAGGTAAGAGACTGTATGCACTACCAGATGGTAGCAAAGTTCCTAGTGTAACTACAATCCTAGACAAAACCAAAAGCGAAGAAAAGAAGCAAGCACTTGCTAATTGGAAAAAACGTGTCGGCGAAGTTAAAGCACAAGAAATCGTAACTGAAGCGGCCGGTCGTGGCACACGTATGCACAAGTTCCTAGAGGACTATGTCAAACAGGGCTCTATCAACGAACCTGGAACAAATCCTTATAGTATACAAAGTCACAAGATGGCCAAGGTTGTTATTGAACAAGGGTTGTCTAATGTCAACGAAGTCTGGGGTGTGGAAGTTCCCTTGTACTATCCCGGAATATATGCTGGAACTACTGACGGCTGCGGGCTTCATCTAAATGACGAAGCTATCCTAGATTACAAGCAAACAAATAAAGCTAAAAAAGAAGAGTGGATTGAAGATTATTATCTGCAATTAACTGCCTATGCGCTAGCCCACAATAAAGTACACGGAAGTAATATACGCAAAGGTGTCGTGCTAATGTGTATTAAGCCGCCTGAAATCAAGCCATTAATTTGGGGAGATCCTGTATATCAGGAATTTATATTAAAACCTGAAGATTTTAGCTATTGGGAAGCTAAGTGGTGGGACAAGGTGGAACAATACTACAAACAGATGTGATAAATATCCTATATAGGGGATATTTCCATGGCTGTTGTCCAAATTTCAAGAATACAAATACGTCGCGGGCAAGCACAGACCGGCACAGGGTTACCGCAACTGGCCAGCGGAGAAATGGCATGGGCCGTGGACACCCAAGAATTATACATTGGTAACGGAAGTGTTGCTGAAGGTGCTCCTGCTGTTGGTAATACTAAGATTGTTACACAAAACGATCTAACAGCTCAGGGGAATTTATTAGGGCTAGTGCAGTATGCCTACAAGGCCACAGACAGTACTATCGTCACAGGTCCTAATGTAAACTCCCAAATAACTCGCTCTATACAAGCAAGGTTTGACGATCAGGTCAATACTGCGGAGTTTGGAGCTACTGGTAATGGTGTATCTAATGATACAGTAGCATTACAACGTGCAATTAATCAATTATTTTTAAATGTAACGAAATCAAGTGCAACGAATCTTGATGGAACTCCGCTTATTGCTGCCGCAAAAACTAGAGTAACGCTGACTATCCCTCCAGGAATTTACTTAACAACAAGTCCATTATACATTCCAAGCTATGCTACCCTTGTTGGGGCAGGTGCCGATAAAACATTTATATATTATAACCCAGTAATTACAATCCAAGGTAGTACAATTAACAACAGTGCTGTATTGTCAACAACATCTGCATCTGCCTACTTGTTAGGCGCAACAGTAGTAGGAACAGGAATCCCAGCCAACACAGTGGTGTCGTCAGTGGTTGCTGGTGCTAGCATAACACTGAATAAGACTGCAACAGTATCATCCGGCGCAACTCTAAACACATTTACAGTGACTCCAGCACAGCCTGCTATCCAGTTAGTCAACGATGCAAGCACTGCTGGAAATCCTAGTAGTATAAGTAACACATTAGGAACTACTCAGCCAAAAGGCATAACAATTAGTGATCTCAGTATTCGTGTTACCACAGGTCTTAATACTTGTATCCAACTCGATGCTGCCAAGGAATGTGTTTTTGAAAATATAAATCTCCGAGGTGCTACTGCCTTCAGTTCATTCAATGCACAGAGTTGCGGGATCACATTAAATGCAGTTAGTAATATTGTTACTTCAGACAGCAATAAATTTAAAAATATCAAACTTGACGGATTCAGTTACGGAGTATTTGCCAAGGGAGATATTTTAAACAACACATTTGACAACATAAACACTAGTGATTGTTATACTGGATTTGGTTTAGGTATTGGTGCTAATGGCAGTACAGTTGGTCAACAATACGGACCAAGACAAACTACTATTTCAAACAGTAAATTTTCTAATATCAAGCGCCAAGCTGTGTTTATAAACTTGGGCACTGGTAATGCAACTACCAATTGCAAATATATCAATGTGGGCAACAACGGTGGTAGCAATGCATCAGCTTCGCAATATCCGCAGGTATGGTTCAACACATTTGGTAACTCCTCTCTAAACGATCAATCAGATCGAGCCGGTGATCTGTCTACGAGTAATTTATCACACCCATATGTTCCAGAAGTTGCAGGACACGCTTACTACAAATCATTTGGGCAACAACAAATATTGTTGGGGCAGGTGATTAATCCAGTTATGGCATTTAGATTACCTGTTTCAACTGATCAAAACGGGACTCCGATTGGCAGTATAAATTATGAAATTGAATATTTCTATCAAAGTATTTCTAATAATTTTACACGTCGCGGCATAATAACAATCTCAGCAAACATTGACAGCAGAGTTATCCAATTGAGTGACGAATACGATTTTGCCGGCACAGATCCAAATAACCAAAATTCAATTCTATTATCATTCTCAGCTAGTTTTTTAGATCAAACTGGCGGTAATTATGTAGGCGGGGCCGGCCAAGTGCCTTATTCTATTTCAGTTAAGTATCAAAATCTATTAACCGGCGATGCTGGATATTTCAATTATACCTACTTCACTGCGCTGTAACCGATTGAGTAGACATTGTCTATAAATGCGTATATAATTCGTGTTAATATAACGAATAAGATGTAGAAGGCCATGTCTCATCACTAAATACTTTTCTAAACAAACAAATTAAGTAAAGTATAAACAATTTAGAATAGGTAATAATGAGCAAGATAACAGTAATTAAGAGAAACGGCAGCCGGGAGCCGTTAGCAGTTGAGAAATGGCAAGCTCAAATAACCAAAGTCTGTCAAGGCATAGCAGACGTCAGTCAAAGTATGATTGAAATCAAGAGTCAGCCGCACTTCTATGATGGAATTACCACTAGCGAAATTGACAACATTACCCTACGTGCTATCGTAGATTTGATCGATGTAGAATCAAATCCAGATGTAGGCCACACCAATTATCAATATGTAGCAGGTAAACAGCGTCTCAGCATCTTGCGTAAAGATGTATACGGACAATACCAAGTCCCAAGTCTTTTCTCTATTGTACAAAAGAATGTGGCCACAGGCCTGTATACTCCAGAACTATTAGAATGGTACTCAGAAGACGACTGGAACCGGATGAATGACATGCTGGATCATGAAAAAGATGAACAGTATGGTTATGCGGCTATTGAACAGCTAATCGAAAAATATCTAGTAAAGAATCGCGCAACAAAACAAACTTATGAAACACCACAGATTAGATATATTATTGCCGCTGCCACTGTCTTCCACAAAGAAGAACCCAACTCAGCGAGAATGCGCTACATCAAAGAGTACTACCAAGCGGCTAGTGACGGGTTATTTACTCTTGCTACTCCTGTTCTTGCTGGGCTTGGTACTCCTACGAAACAATTTAGCAGTTGCGTTCTTATTAGATCAGATGATGATCTGGACAGTATTTTCGCGTCTGGTGAGATGATGGCCAAGTATGCCAGCAAACGTGCTGGCATTGGTTTAGAGATTGGACGACTACGTCCTTTGGGCAGTCCCATCCGCGGAGGTGAGATTATGCACACAGGTATGGTTCCATTCCTTAAGAAGTGGTTTGGAGATTTACGCTCATGCAGTCAAGGAGGTATTCGCAATGCAAGTGCTACTGTATTTTATCCCATTTGGCATCATCAGTTTGATGACCTTATTGTTCTTAAAAACAATCAAGGCACAGAGGAAACTAGAGTTCGACACATGGACTACGGAGTTGTCCTTAGCAAATTCTTTTGGCGCCGGTTCAAGAACAAAGAGAACATCACCTTCTTTGACCCGAATGAGGTACCAGACCTATATGAAGCCTTTTATCGTAACACAGCAGAATTTGAAGAACTGTATGTAAAATACGAAAAGCGTCGAGACCTACGTACCAAAACTATGAGTGCTGAAGAAGTATTCAAGAGTGGCATACTAAAAGAACGTACCGACACTGGTCGGATCTATCTTGTGTTCATCGACAATGTACAGAATCAAGGACCATTTGATCCTGAGTACCATACCATTTATCAAAGTAACTTATGCTGTGAAATACTTTTACCTACTAAATCTTTTAAACGTCTTGATGATGTGGACGGCCGCATTGCTCTTTGCACACTCGGCAGTATCAACTGGGGAGCCTTCCGCAATCCAGAAGACATGCGCCGTGCTTGCCGCATTTTACAGCGCAGTCTGTGCAACATACTTGACTACCAAGATTTTTTAAGTATTCAAAGCAAACTCAGTAATGATGAAATCCAACCCTTGGGTATTGGCGTAACTAATTTGGCCTATTGGCATGCCAAACGTGGACTACGTTATGGTGAAAAGGATGCACTACAAGATGTCAAGAGCTGGATGGAGCATCAAGCCTTTTACTTGACTGAAGCCACAGTAGAACTAGCTAAAGAACGTGGGCCATGCACCCACAGTGATAAGACACGATATGGTCAAGGCATATTCCCTTGGGAATTACGAGCAGAGGGTGCTAATGAACTAGCAAACTTTGCCCCAGAACTTGATTGGGAAACACTGCGAGTCAACATGAAACAGTACGGTGTTCGCAATGCCACATTGATGGCCATTGCCCCAGTCGAAAGCTCAAGCGTTGTTATAAACAGCACTAATGGAATTGAGTTACCCATGAGTTTAATCAGTGTTAAAGAAAGTAAAGCAGGCAGTTTTATTCAAGTTGTTCCAGAGTATCATAAACTCAAGAACAAGTATCAACTCATGTGGGAACAAAAAGACTGCGACGGCTATTTGAAAACAGCCAGTGTGTTAGCCGCTTATGTTGATCAAAGCATCAGCACTAACACATTCTATAATCCTGCGCATTGGGCGGATCGTAAAGTACCGACTACTTTAATTATTAAGAACTTAATGCAAGCACATGCATGGGGACTAAAGACATTCTACTACAGTTTGATCAACAAAGCGGGCAGTAAAGCAGTACAAGAAGATGCGCCTGCGATGTTAGAACCAATTGACTTTGATAATGAAGAAGATTGTGAGAGTTGTAAGTTATGAAAATAGGATTTTTTGGGGATAGTTTTTGTTCAGTGCTAGACAAGCGCCATGGCGGATTTGCTACCAACGGTGTATGGCCTACCTATGAAACCTACATTAAAAAATTACAAAATCACTATCAAGCAGAGATCGTCAACATAGGACTTGCGGGAAGTTCTATCTATGATACAATATTAATGCAAATTACTCCTTTTATTCAAGAGCAAACAATACCCGATGTATGTATATTCGTTTGGACTAGTAAAGATCGGTTGTTTCATAAAAATGTTCGAGACATAGTTTTTACAAAAATTATACACGGAAATGAAACCGGGCCAGTATGGAAGGCGGCCGAGCAATATTATAGATATCTGTACGATACAGAACTAGTAGATTTTCAAATGAAATCAGCTATGTATTATTTTGACAATACAATCTTACCTTTATTCCCACCATCGACAAAAATTATTCATTTATGGTCTTACCATGAGATGTGGTGCTGGGCTGGGGAGTATCATTATCGATGGACTAACGGATTAGAAATTCGTCCAGCATTAGATAGAATAAGTATATCTAACGGTAATACTATTGGCGGAGTAATAGGTGATCCAGCATGGAATCATCTAGATGGGGAAGGACGAAATGAAATTGTTTTCAATTGGATACGAGATGCAATAGATAACTATAGCACAGGGAAATTAATAACCAATGAACTACCTGGATGAACAACTTGCATCAGGAAAATATTAATGAGCAAAGCACAATACAACTTACACACTAAAACTGACTACCTAAGCCGTAAGATGTTTCTGGATCCAGCAGGTCCAGTGACTATCCAACGCTTCGAAGAAGTTAAATACAAGAAGATTGCAGACTTCGATGCCACGGCTCGTGGTTTCTTCTGGCAACCCGAAGAGATTAGCCTAAGCAAAGACAGTAATGACTTTAAAGATGCCAGTGATGCCATTAAGCATATCTTTACCAGTAACTTACTACGACAAACAGCATTAGATAGTTTGCAAGGACGTGGCCCTACACAAGTGTTTACTCCAGTATGTAGTATTCCCGAATTAGAAGCACTGATGTACAACTGGGGATTCTTTGAAACCAACATTCACTCAAAGAGCTACAGCCACATTATTCGCAACATCTACAATGTGCCCAAGGATGTATTTGCTACCATTCACGACACTGAAGAAATTGTTAGCATGGCGGCAAGTGTAGGCAAGTATTATGACAATTTGCATTTGATTAACTGTCGCAAAGAAACAGGAGAATTTGTTTCCGAAGTTGAACATATACGAGCTATATGGTTGGCACTCAACGCCAGCTATGCCCTAGAGGCATTTCGATTCATGGTATCATTTGCTACTAGTTTGGCCATGGTAGAGAACAAGATCTTTATTGGTAACGGTAATATTATCAGTTTGATACTACAAGACGAGTTGTTACATAAAGGCTGGACTGCTTACATTATCAATCAAGTGGTCAAGGAAGATCCTCGATTTGCCAACGCAAAACTTGATTGCGAGGCCGAAGTATACCAAATGTACTTGGATGTTATACAGGAAGAAAAAGATTGGGCAGTATACCTGTTTAAGAAAGGTCCTGTGATTGGTCTCAACGCAAACATTCTAAAAGATTTCGTTGATTATACCGCAGTAAGCGCACTCAAAGATATCGGAATCAAGTATCAAGTAAGTTCTCCAAAGTCAACACCAATTCCCTGGTTTAACAAACACGTAGATACTAGCAAGAAGCAAACAGCACTACAAGAAAATGAGTCGACAAATTATGTTATTGGCATCATGGGGGAGGGCATAGATTATGAAGCACTGCCGTCACTATGAAATTAATGTCATTAGACTATGAGAAAGATTGGACTCCTCTTGATGTTACTCTAGATAGCGGCATCAAGATTACGTCTCCTGTCCATTTAGACGGCGGTGGGCTAAGATACAAAAATGATATTATAAAAGCAATTAGAAATTCCGGCAAAGAAAAGTACAATCGCGGATTTGAATGGTGTGCTGGTTTTGGAGTTATTGGTTTTGAAGTACTAGGCGCCGGTCTATGCGATCATATGGTGTTCTCTGATTACTATGATGTAGCTATAAAAGACTGTTACAGCACCGCACACAATAATAACCTAACCGATAAAATTACAGGCTATGTAAGCCCTGCAATTGAATATATTCCCCAAGAAGAAATTTGGGATCTAGTTGTAGCAAATCCCCCATGGACATTTGATGAAACTGCTACTAGCAAGGATTATCCAGATCCAAATATGCTACGCATACTAGTAGATCAAGATTTTGCCATCCATAGAGAATTCTATAAAAACATAAACGCTCATTTAACAGATGATGCAGATCTTTATATTATTGAAGTTAACAAGGATCCTAAATTAATCATGTTAGCCGGAATGTATGGACTTGACTTAATAAGTATGTATAATACTAACAACGCACCTAATGGGGGCGTGTTCCACTTTAAACCAAGGAGATAACATGTCAGGAAAAGGAAGTACTCCAAGACCTTTCAGTGTTGATCACAAGACATTTGACAGTAATTGGGACAATATTTTTAAGAAAAAGGACAATATGAAAGCAGTAGTATGGAGTAAGAATTCTTGCCCATTTTGTGTACAGGCCAAAGCCCTACTTGAAATGAAAGGTATTGAATACGAAGAAAGAAATGTCGAAACAACATGGACTAAAGAACAACTATTAGAAGCTGTACCTACAGCCAGAACTTTACCACAGATATTTTTAGACGATAATTATATAGGTGGGTTCACAGAACTCAAAAAACATTTCGAAAAGGTATAACATGTTAATTAATAAAGGTATCGCCGCTGGCGAAGTAGTCACAATTAAAACTACAGCAGGTGAAGAGATTGTTGCCAAACTGGTATCCGAAAACCCAATGGCTGTTACTGTAAGGAAACCATTGTGCTTGACAGCAACCAAAGATGGTATTGGCCTAGTACCATTTCTGTTTACCACAGATCCAGACGGCGAAGTTAATATAAACAGAAGTGCAATTATGGTGCTGGCCCCTACGGTAAAAGATGCCGCTGATCGATATACTGAGCAGACTACTGGTATCAAATTGGCATAAATAATTTTATGCCAGCAATAGCCCGAGACGGAGACCCAACAACAACCGGACACAGTTGTGACGGAACAACCACTGTGACTGGCCCTACCGGTGCCGGAGCCAAAGTGTTTGCCAACGGCATAGCGATAGAGTGTATCGGCAATCCAACTGCGGCCCATACAATACGATCTGGCAGAAACTGTGTACCGCATGGCGCTGTTATTAACGCAGGTTCGAGCAATGTATTTGTTGGTGGCGTTGGTGTTGCCCGAGTAGGAGATTCAACAGACGGTGGCGCAATCACTGCCGGATCACCGGATGTGATAGTCAATTAACTAGACCTTTATTTTCGACACCTGTACAATAGGTATAAGTACTCTGTACTCACATTAAAGGAAATAAAATGGCTACAAATAAATTTGCAGAATTCACAAAGATCGTCGAAGCAATGGAAGCAGACTTCGAAAAGTTCTATGACAAAGAAGTAGGTGCCGCTGGTACCCGTGTTCGAAAGCACTGTCAGGATTTGGCTAAGTTGTGCAAAGAAACTCGCAACGATGTCACCGCAGTTAAAAACGCACGTAAAGAACCAAAATAAGTCAACTAAATACTAGCCTAAGGCGTTATATATGCATAGCCCGGAGACTATTATGAAACAGTTATTATTAGCACTTTCAATGTTAGCAGTAGTAGGTACTGCTAATGCACAATGGCATCATCATGGTCCTTACTATAGGGGCGGCGGCTTCTATGCTGGAGGCAACTGGGTTGGGCCAGCACTTATCGGTGGTGTAATTGGTTATGAACTTAATCGTCCACGCTATTATGAACCACCTGTAGTTGTACAGCAACAGCCGATTATTGTGCAACAGCAACCTGTATATACAGTTACACCGCAACCAAGTTGTACGGTATGGACAGAAACACAACACTCTGATGGTACCGTTACTCGTACCAGGACCTGTACACAATAATGGCATACTCGGATAAAGTAATTGATCATTACGAAAATCCACGCAACGTGGGATCGTTTGAAAAAGATGATCCCACAGTTGGCACAGGTATGGTCGGTGCACCTGCTTGTGGCGATGTGATGAAACTACAAATAAAAGTAGGCGCAGATGGTATCATTACAGATGCAAAATTCAAGACTTACGGTTGTGGTTCGGCCATTGCTAGTAGTTCTCTTATCACTGAATTGGTCAAAGGCATGAGTTTGGATCAAGCAAGCTCAATCAAGAACAGCGACATTGCTGAAGAGTTGGCTCTACCTCCGGTCAAGATACATTGTTCAATACTAGCAGAAGATGCTATCAAGGCGGCAGTAAATGATTATCGTAACCGAAACAGCATCAAAGAAGATACAGCAACAGCTTAAACGCCGAGGCCGAGGTGTTGGCATACGAATCGGTGTAAAGACCACAGGTTGCAGTGGATTGGCTTATACACTGGAATATGTGGACGAGTACGAACCTGAAGTTGGTGTTACCAATTTTGCCCAACCAGATTTTTGTGTGTTGGTAGATGCCAAAAGTCTAGCATACTTGAATGGCTTGACAATGGATTGGGTCCGCAATGGTCTCAATGAAGGGTTTGAATTTTCCAATCCAAATTCCAAAGGCGAATGCGGTTGCGGTGAAAGTTTTCGAGTGTAAACACATTTGACATAGTTTGACTATTCTAGTATAATACTAGTAGTGTATAACTTTTGGAGTTTAACTTGACACCAGAACAGCAACATTTTTGGAATGTACTTAAATTTGATCCTAAAACTATGGCAGATGAATTGGGTAATCTAATGCAAGATGCTAAGTTAAGATACGGTGATGATAGTAACGAGTTTCATGATACAGTTGATCGATGCGTATTTTTATCAATGCAACAATGTCAGAATGATATTGATTTGCTTCGCATGACTAAACATTGGCTTTCTAAAATGCAACTTCCGTTTGATGCAACCAAGATGAAATCAACTGACCCTTTACACAATCGAATTGGTGGACTTGTTTCAAAATTAACAGAAACACAATCAGGCAAGCAACTAATGGAGTGGAACTGATATGTCAATGCATTTAGAAGGTCCGTGGCTCAGTACCACCGGCAAAAAGAAAGGCAAACAAAAATTCGCTTCGGCAGAACATGCTAGAAAAGCTAGAGATCTAGACGAGTCATGGAAAGAACTCCAGAAAAAATGGGGCGTTGAAGCAGAGGCTAAGAAACGTGCCCGAGCCATGACTGCACCCAGCTTGAGCGGACACTATAGTTTGACAATCCCCGAAGGTCGCAACACAACCGCACATTTGAAAAGCATAGATACTGGTGGTAACGCTACTTTGGCTCCAGCCAAAGTTTATACAGGAACCAAAGTCAAAGGCATCGCAACCATGCACAAAAGCAATGCAGTGCCAATTTTTAGCGATGAGGAAGCAGTTGATATCGCTCGTATGAGGCGATAAAGCATGGTCACTCATAATAATAGTATTTTAACGCTGTCAACAAAGGATAACTATATATTGCCCACTAAAGGTTTAGTGGGCAACGGCCTATTTTTAAGGAGAAACGGAAACAGCCAAGCAATTAACAATGATGGTACTAGCGATACCTCATCCAGCGTAAAGGAGAAAAAAATGATACGCATTATCAAAACAATTTTAAATATTTCAGTAGTACTAGCAGTGGCATTGGCCGCTCAACAAGCAGTACAATTTAAGTTCAACAAACTTAAAGAAGCTCGTGAAACAGCAAGCCCAATTACAGCGCAAATGAGACAAACACAATTAGATTGTCTAGCTCGTAATATCTACCATGAAGCAGGCTCGGAACCTTTTGAAGGCAAAGTGGCAGTGGCTCAAGTAACAATCAACAGAACAGAAAGTGGCGCATTTCCATCTGACATCTGCCAAGTAGTCTACCAAAAGAATATAGTCTACGAACGTGTGCTGTGCCAGTTCAGCTGGTATTGCCAAAGTCCAAATGCCATGAAACCAATGAATGGACCTATCTATACCGAAAGTATGGAAGTGGCAAAGAAAGTCTTACTTGAAGGATTTAGACTTCCAGACCTAAAGAATGCCCTGTACTTTCATGGGGACTATGTAAAACCCGGGTGGAACAAGAAACCAGTGGCCAAGATCGGCCGTCACATATTTTATAATTAAGGACTACCATGAACACACAAGCAATTATTA